CAGCGAGGGGCGGCCGCGCCGGCGGACGTCTGTCGCGGCGTGCCTGCGCGGGGACCAGCGGGCGCTTAGCGGTAATGCCGCAAGCAACACCACAAGTGAAAGCAAGACCCATGCCGATCAAACCTGAAAGCCGCCGCCTAGGTGCATTGGGGCATGTCCGACCGACCTGCTATACACGCAGGCCATCAACGGCCCGCCGGTAGGGCGCTACGCGCGCTTTTCCACCAGATGCGGGACACCACCGCTGGCGGTCAGCTGCGACACTGTCCGCCTGAGGTTCTCGAGCCCACCTACCCCGGACGGGGCTTTGCCTCCTGCGTGTCGGGCCTAGTCACCAGCGACCACGCCGCCTCGAGCAGCGCCGCGAGCGCCTTCTCCCGCGGGCGACCGATCTGGATGGCGAGGTCCTCCTGTACACGGCAGCGAGGGCGCGCGCCCTGGGCGTGCTCCTCATCGTCTCGGCCCATTCCGCTCGGACCCCGTGTCGACGGCCTGGCCCGCCGCACGGTGTCACCGGCTCGACAGCCCGATGAGTTTCCCGCGCGCCGATCTCGCGGACTCGTTGCTGGACGGCGTACGGTGACCAGCAGATGCGAGGGGGGCGGACCACAGTCCAGGAGGCCCCGGAGCGGCGTCGCTCCGGGGCCTCTCGCGTTGCGCGCGGGACACAAACCGGCGGGTCACCTCTTGCGCGCCGGCTTCCCCCTCGTCACCAGGGACCACGCCGCCTCGAGCAGCGCCGCGAGCGCCTTCTCCCTCGGGCAGCCGTCCTGGATTGCGAGATCGCGCAGCAGCGCCGCAAGGCGGCGAGCCTCCGGAGCGCTCTTCATGCCCTCGGCGCGGCCGGTCGCGAAGCCGTGTTCGTAGCCCTGGTCGAACATCAGCTCCTCGCGGGTGCCGTAGTAGGCCAGCCACTTCTCCTCGAACGCGAGCCATGCACGCAGGCGGCCACTGCCGAGGGCCTTGGCAAACCGCTTGCTCTCCTCGCTGAGTTGCTCCCGCAGCGCGCGCACCTCGGGGCGCCGCGCGATCGCGACGTCGACGGGGTGCTGCTCCTGCTCGAAGTGGTTGACCTGGTCGAACTTCCTCTGCTTCGTCTTCTTGGGCATGGCTGCCTCCATGGGCCGTTGGGCATGGGCGTGTTCGCTCTGGTTGGGCGGCTCCGCAACGGCTGTTGCACGCAGGCTCTCCTGAGCGCCTCGACCCAACGCGAAGAGCGCCGAGCGCTCTCGCAAGAGCACCCGGCGCCCTCGTGGCGCTCCCGGCTGTCGTCAGCCTACTCGGCGAACTGCTCGAGCTTCTTCACTTGGCCAGCCACGGTGGCCTTCAGCTTGGCGAGGGCCGCCGAGTCATCTTTGGCGGCGTCGAAGGCGCGGCTGGCGCGCTCGTGGAACCGGTCCCAGGCGCTGGCGAGCACCTCGGCGGGGTCGGCGATTCGGGCCGAGGGCTTCGCGAGCCCGAACCAGAGCCATCCGTTGATGGCGCCCTTGACGCCCAGGTCCTTCGCGGCGGCCATCGCCGCGCCGGAGAGCGAGCGGTACTCGGTGCCCTTGTACTCGAAGCCGGTGGCGGTGATGAGGCACTCGCACCTGATGTTGCCTGCCCTGTCCCGCTTGGTGAGCGTCGTGCCGACCGGCGGCAGGCGCGGGTCGCGCTCGCGGGGCTCGGCGGTCGGCTGTGCCGCCTTCTTCACCTCAGGCTGCTCGACCTTCTTGCCCTTGGTGGTCTTGGCCTCGTTCGTCTTCTTCTCCTCGGCGTGCGCGGCGACCTTCGCGCAGTCGGAGCAGTTGGCCTCGGCAGCCGTCAGGGTGGTCTTGATGCCCTTGCCGGCGGCGCCGCAGATCGGCTTGCCGCTGCCCGGGGTGGCGATGTGGAGGGTGGTGGTCTTCTTGCTGCTGGCCTTGCTCGCCTTCGAGGTCTTGGTGGTCATCTTCGTGCTCCTTTGGGCTGCTGGTTGGCTCTGCGTTTCGGCGGCGTTCTCAACTCCGCCTTGAACGCAGTCACGCTCTGGCGCCCCTGAGCATCAACCAGATTCGCCAGTAAATTCGGCATCCTGGATGAGGGTGCGACGGTCGATTGGACTTGCGTTCAAGGGGCCACAGAGTGATGGCGCAGACGGCAACGCGGACCGCACCCCGATCGACTTCTGGTCCCACCAGCGAGGGGCTCGCCGTCGCACAGGAACCCACCTTCACCATCTCAAGGTGCGCAGTTCCTGCGCAGCGCCACGACACGACTGCCGCAGCTCCATCGCGACGCGGAACGAGCCAGCGACCAGACAGCCGGGACGATTCCCTGTGCTTCCCGCCTGTTCCACCGGCGCGCCGGTATGGCGAAGACCGCGGCACTCCGCTTGCTCGGTATCCGTGCCGTTGGGCATCCGATTGGCGGATTCCCACCGCTCGCTTCTCGGCCGGCCCCGGGGAGCGAGCGGTTCCATTTCTGGGGGGCGCGATCCGCGAGGCGCCAGAAGACGATGCCCCGCGAGGTGCACGCCCGGGGGGCATCCGGGCCGCGGACACGATCCTCTGCGCTCTCCCGCAGTCGCGGCGCGCCCGACTATCCAGCGCGCGGCGGGTAGATCATTTCATCGACGAGGCAGCAGACAAGGCGGTGGTCGTCGACCCGAAACAGCGTGAGGTCCTTCGGGTCTTGCTCTCCAATGAAGAAGGCCCAAGCCTTGTCCTTCGTGCCGTCGGCATGTGCGCGGCGCACCTCGCTCTGCGCCACCTCGAACTCCTTCCGAACGCTCCCGCGTTTCGCCTCTGTCCACGTCGACCACTCCACGCACAGGAAGTGAGTCCGTCCGTGAACTGGAGCATAGTTCGTGCCGCGCTCGCCCGCGTCCAACATGATCTTCAGGCGCTGAGCGGAGACGTCGGGCCGGGACCAGCGGACCGCGGCGTAGAACAACCGACGCCCGGGATAGCGACCGAACTCGCTCCACCAGATGCACCTGAAGACCGACTGGTAGGTGTCGCCAGGGATCGCCGGGACTCTGAGCCGGAGGTGGCGATCATAGGGGTAGCGAAGGAAGTGTCGACAGAGCGGACGGATCGTGTCGACTACGGACCGGCGATGCCCCTCAGGTGAGCGTTCCGTCGCGCGCCTGCTTGCTCCCAATGTCGGTGTCGGTGGCGAGCTTCCTGGGATTTGGACGCGCCGCTCATCCCGGAGGACCAGACTCGACGGGTAGGGTACCGGAAACTCGCCCGCGGGCGAACTCAACCGCCTGCGCTTGCCGCACTCGATGAGCTTCGGCTCCCCGGCGACGTCGCAGCGAAGAGCATGGTCGGTCTTTCCGATGCGGAAGTGCGCGCGATACTTCGCGTCGGGGCGAAAGGCCACGGGAGTCACCTTGGCACCACATCCGCGACACACGTATCCTTCTTGATCGACCTTATCGAGCGACCATAGATCTTCTGCCGACACGACCTCCCCGGTGGTCCTGTCCTCGGCGCTGTCCATGAGTGCGGAGTCTACCTCCAGTTCGACGGCGCACTACTTCTCTCGGAATGGGACCGACCCCCGCAAGAGCGAATGGCGCCCCCGAGCTAGCCAGAGGCGCCACTCGCACTGCACGTACTGTTCTCGCCTGCCCCGCTACGCCTCGCAGCGGACGGCGAGGAACCAGGGGCCCAACCCCGCCGCGCCGCGGGCGCGGACGCCGTAGAGGAACTCGTCGCGCTTGAAGACGTTCTCGTCGTCGGGCTTGGTAAGGGCTGCGAACTCCGGTGCCTCGCGGTTCTGGAAGATGAGCGGCTTCACCGCGCGCTTCGTGCAGAGGACGTAGTAGGCGTTCGGCTCGGTGGCCAGCCGCGGCAGGACCAGGAGGTCCAACGAGCCGCGCAGCACGTTGGTGTCCGCCACGGCGGCGTGCCCGACGGCGAGCGCGATGTCCCGGGCGATGAGCTCCGACTGGAGCATGGCGCGCCGCCGCAAACTTCTTCTGCGGCGGGACGACCAGCAGGTCGGGGACGATCTCCAGGGGCTTGCTGTCGGCGCCGATGAAGCCGGACATGGTGGTGATGGCATCCTCGAGCGCGGCCGGGGTCAGGTCGTGGCCCTTGAGCAGGTTGGACTGCGCCGGGCTCGCCGGCTCGTCCATGTTCTGCGGGTGGTCGGAGTCGAAGAAGGGCTGGCCATCGTAGCAGAGGAGGTCCTTGGCCGCCTGCAAGGTGTCGGTCACCAGCTTGTCGGGCCAGACCTTGGCCTGCTGGGCCAGCTCCTGGATTACCGGGCGGTAGACGCCGATGAGGTCGTCCTCGAGGTCGACGCGCTTGACCGCGATGGTGTCCTCGAAGAGCCGGTTCTCGGATGCTCTGGAGGCGGACGGCGATGTTGTTGACCACCCGCTCGCCGAGCCACTCGCGCATCTGCGGAAGGCGGTCCATCCAGGCGTGGCGCATCTCGCGGGTGGTGCTGGGGATCTCGGTGGCGAGCTGCTGGTAGTAGGTCGGGGTGTCCTCGAGGACCTGGCGGAAGAGCGTCGAGAAGGTCAGCGTCGCGGCGTCATACTTCGCGGGGGTGAGAGCGCCCATGGCTTCTCCTTCGTGCGCTCCTCGTCGGAGCGCGAGTGAAAGGGTTCGGGGTGACGGGATTGGGACTGCGACTACTGCTTGGTGGTCTTGTACTGGGCCACCTTGATCGGGTCGAGCCCGAGGGCCTCGGCGAAGCGGAGTTCGTCGACCGACAGGGCGGCGAGAGCGGAGGCGGCCGAGTTCATGAGACTGGCGACGTGGGCGAGCGCGTCGGCGGCGGTGGCCTTGCCGGTGATGGCGAGCAGCTCGCCTTGGACCTTCTCGGCGGCCTCGGCGCGCTCGGTCAGAGCGGCGAGCCGGGCCTCGGCGGACTGCGGGGTGGCGACGACGGGATCAGGCATGGCTTGCTCCTTGCTGATGGTGGGAAGGACTGCGGTCAGTTGGATGGGTGCACCTCCTCTCTCCCGGTGAGGCGGGCCAGAAGGGCTTCGTAGAACCCCGGCAGGGCGGCGTGGAGCGCCAGGCGCTCGACGACGTGCCGCCGGCCGACTCGGAGGACCCGCACCCCGCCCGCGCGCAGCAGGCGCAGGGTGGTCCGGTTGTCGGCGATGCCGGCGAGCCGGGAGAGCTGGCCGACCGTGAGGGTGGCCGCCCGATCAAACTCCTCGGGCGTCATGGGTCAGCTCTCGGTCCTTCGCGCGCCGGCGCGCAGCCGAGCCAGCAGGCCCGCGTAGACGTCGGGGAGCGCCTCGGCCAGCGCCACGCGGGCGACCACGAGCCGCTTGCCGCACTGGTGGAGCTTCACGCCGCTCGACGCGAGCAGCCGCTTGAGCCGCTTGGCGGTGATGCCCGAGATCTGGGCCAGCTCGCGCATGGTGAGCACCACGGCAACCTCGAACTCCTTTTCGGTCATGACGTGCCTGCCTTTCCTTCGTAGGTGAGCTTCGACAACGCCTCTCGGTAGGTCATGCCCAGCGCCGCGAGCACCCGACGGCGCCGCGCCGCCAGGTACCGCCCCGAGGGCGTGCCCGTCGCGATCTCCTGGTTGACCCAGCGCTCGGTTTGGCTGCGCCAAGCGCGTTCTCCCGACTGCGGCTTCTCCTCCCTGCGCCGGTACCAAGGAACGGCACGGCGCTCCCGTGCTTCGTGGTCCACGGCCACGTGCATCGCTGCCTCCTGCTGTTGGAGAGACGAGGACCGCCCTCACCACCACCGGCTGGCGCGCGAGCCCGAGCCCAGGAAGTCCCGGGTCCCGCCGCCCACGAAGTCCCGGTCGGACCCGCGATTTCCCCGAGGCTCGGAAGGCCTCCGGGTGACCGTCGGCGGCGCGCCCTTCATCGAGAGCTCTGCCAGCACGTAGGCGAGCGCGTCCATGCGATCCGGGCTCCACTCGCTCTTGGGCACATCGTCGGTCCAGCGGCAGCACTCGTCCTCGAGCTTCTCGAGGCCCGGGGCGTGGAAGACCAGGTGCTTGCCATAGAGGACCGCCGCGCCCTCGGCCCAGGCGCGCTTGCCCTTGTTGCCGCCCTTCTTGAGCACGCGGACCCGGTTGTCGGTCAGCTTGATGACCGACTCGACCAGGGTTCCGCTGCGGCCGACGTCGGCAACCATGAAGCTGGCCCCGTGCCGCCAGTAGCAGTCGACCGCCGCCTTGGCCGCAACGTCCGGGGTGGCGTTGACGGTCGCGTCCTCCAAGACCTCGATGATCCCGTCCTCGCGCAGCCCCGCTGCGATGATGCCCCAGTTGTCGGCATGCTCGCCGCTCGTCTCGGCAGGGTCCACACCGACGCCGATGCGCTTGTACTTCGACTCCTTGCGCCAGTCCGGGCACCAGGTGTCGCGGTCGAACCACTTCCTCTCGAACAGCGCCCCGGGCATCTCATCGAGGATCTCGCCGTCGACCTCCTGGCGGCCGAAGGCCGTGCCGACGTAGGGCTTGACGTTCTCGTCGAGCCAGCTCTGCGCGACGTTGGCGCGGTTCTCGTAGCTGCGACCGATGGTTACCGCCGAGCGCGGATCCTCGACCAGGCGCATGAGCAGCTTCAGCGGCCGCGGGGTCGTCGCCACCATCGTCTGCGGGTGGACCCCGGAGCGCATCGTCATCTGGAGCTGGCGCCAGACTTCCTCGGCGTACTTCATGGCGCACAGCTCATCGACGGCGCCGAAGTCGTTGTTGGGGCCGCGCAGCGTGTCCGGCTCCTCGGCGGTGAACAGCTTCACCAGCGAGCCGTTGGGGTAGACGAGCTGGCGCTTGTTGGTCTGGACTCGCGGCGCGTACCACCGGGGCGAGAACGCGAGCAGGCCGGCCTTCCCCTCGACGATCTCGCTCCACATGGCCCCGGCGGTGCGCGCGACCGCGGCGATGCGGCACCCCGGGAAGCGTCGCGCCCGGTCGAGGATGAAGTGGGTGAGCAGCCAACTCTTGCCCATGCCGCGGCCGCCGCAGGCGACCCAGTAGAGCCACTTGCCCGGCGGCTCCTGCTGCCCGCTCCACCGACCGAAGCCCGGCTCCTTCTTCGGCGGCGCGGGCGGCGGAAGGCGGAAGCTCGGCCGCCGCCACCCCGCCGCGCAGAACCGCAGCACGGCGCGCTCCTCCGGCATGAGCGCGTCGTGCAGGCCGTCGGCGCCGAGCCTCAAGGAAAGGCGCTCCACGATGGAGCACCTCGCGGTGTCGTTGGGCGAGGTGTCGGTCATGCCGTCTCCTTCGGCGCGCCAGCAGGAGGGGTCCGGATGACGCGGCCGTGCTGATCGACGGGCAGCCCGGTGAGGTTGGCCTCGATCTCGCGCAGCTTGCGCAGCAGCGCCTCGTCCGAGACCGGCTGGACCAGTTTCTCACGCTTCTCGTATTGCCTGGCCTTCCCGCGCAAGTGCTCGATCAGGATCTCCGCGCAGCGGCGCCGCTCGGACTCGGTCTTCCCCTTGACCATCTGCTCGATGATGACCTTGAAGGCCGCAGGCATGGCCTTCGCGGCCAAGCCGTCCACGATGCGCTCCGCGTCGTCGCCCGTGCGGCCACCGGGACCGCCAGCTTCCTCCGCCGCGGGCGCGCGCGGGACCGCCGAGGTGACCGGGGGCTCGGCCGGCGCGAATCGCCTGGCCTCCACTTTCGTGGGCGGCACAGCCTTGCCCTCGAGCATGGCGGCGGTGATGGCGCCCTCGGTGAATGCCTCGATGGCCCGGCGCTCGGTTGCCGACAGGTAGGTCTCGCCGGCGAACAGGCGTGTCACCCGCGACTGCTGCGAGCCGAGCGGCTTCACCAGCGCCACTTGCCGAAGCCCGTTCTCGTCCAGCCACTGCTTCAAGGCGACCAGCGCCTTGGCTGGCGGCTTCAGCTCGTTGTCTCGATGGGCCTTGCGGGACATGTGCGACCTCCTTCGAACAGCGGGTTGTCCCCTCCACCTCAAGAACGCGGTGCTGGCGCGCGTAGCGTGGCGAGGCAGCTCGAGGGCGCGCTCTTCCGTTCGCCTTCCGTTCGCAACCAGTTGATCCGACGAGGCATCTCGTGAGGTGGGGCGCGGAACGGAAATCGACGGGCGGACCGCGCTGCTCCAGCTTCCGTTCCAGGTGTCGCAAGTGCGCGATTCGTCGTCGCCGACGACGCCGCCGGGGCGGGAACGGAAGGCCGCCCAAGGAGGGTTCCGTTTCGCCTTCCGTTCGCAACCGCGCGAACTTTCGAGAGGAAGGCCCCGGCGAGGACGCGAACGGAAAAGGGATCAGCGATTTCTCCCGGTACTGGTTTTCGGGCTACTCGGCGCCAGCGAACCCCTTCGGCCGAGCCGACAAGCGGCCCGGGCGGGCGATCGTGGGGGCCCGTGGCGCCCACGATCGCATCCGGCGAGGGCCCTGGGGACGTCCCGCCGTTCCCACCGCGAACGAAAGAAACTGCACGGATTTTTTCGACGCGCACACGCAGGAGCGCCGTCTGGCGACCGGGGGGGCCCAAACATTTATTTCGAGCGGTCCCGGGCCGTGGCGTGCCGCGCTGTCCCCCTACCTACCGCTGCGTTCTCGGGCCGAGCCGGCACGAGAGGTCGCGAGCGGGCCTGCGTGGCTGCGGACGGCACGTCGACCTTGCCGGGCGCGCCCGGCCGCAGGCGCCAGGCTTCCGAGTAGGCACGCAGGGACTGGTCGAGGAGCGCGCGGGCTTCGGTGGCGATGGCGTGGACGGTGACGCGGTCCTCGGCGACGTGGTCGCCCAGGCCGTTGGAGACGCGGTGGACGAGACGCAGGAGCCACTCACCGATGGTCCTGTTGGTGTTCGAGGCCACGTGCGCGGCGCGGGCGGCCTTGGTGAGGACGGCCACGGGGGCAAGCTCGTCGAGGAGCGGGAGGTTCCGAGCGTGGGGACCGAAAGCGGCGAAGAGTACGCGGCGGTCGTCGGAGGTCAGGCGCTGGAGCGTTCGCTCGATGAGCCGCATGCGCGTGGCAGCGGCGAGGCGGCCGGGGTCCATTTCGGTGGAGGGGCTGCCACCGCTCCTGCGCGTGCCGAGGCGGATGGCATTGACCATGGCCATGTAGTTTGAGGGGACGCCGAGCTCGCCCTCGGCCCAGTTCCAGAACCAGGTCAGGTCGTCGGCGATGCGTGCGTTTGCTGGGGTCACGGCCTGTCTCCCGCGTGGTCGCTTCGTTGGCCTTCACCCGGAGACAAGCGGGGCGACGCGGGCGGTTGTGACATCGACTCTTGCAGGGCAACTCGATTCCCTTCGTGGCAGTCGTCCAGCTCGGCGAGGGTCCACTTCGGGAGCAGCGCGGTCCTCGGGAAGAGCGCCAGTGGCTTCGAGACGCGGAAGGTCCCGCGCAGGCCGTCCCACTCCCGCAGGTGCGGCAGCAGCCTCTCGGCCTGGCCGGCGAAGACCCCCGTGGGCTCCTGCTCCTCGTGGATGAAGAAGAGCCAGACGGGCAGGCCCGTAGCGCGGCCCACCGCGAGGTACTGCTGCCAGAGGCCGAGGTTGCACCCCGTCTCCAGGCCGCGCCCTCGGTCGAAGTCCACCCAGCGCCGCTTGCGCTTGACCTCGGCGAAGCAGCACGTCTTCCCGAAGACCGCCAAGTCGGGATGCGTGAGGCAGCCCACCGCACCGTCGAGGCGGTAGAGCAGCACCGGCGCGCGCTTGTGGCCCTCATACTGGTAGAGCGGCGAGACGACGAAGCCGAGCCGGATCAGCTTCGCCGCGACCCGCTCCTCGCCGTCCCGGCCGAACGCCAGGGCGTCCTGGAAGGTCACGGCCTGGCCTCCGCGCAGCGGCTCTGGGCGACCCGCGCCCACTTCTCGTCGACCTCGAAGCCGAGGAAGCGGCGGCCGCACTGGACGGCGGCGACTCCCGTGGAGCCGCTGCCCGCGAACGGGTCCAGCACCAGCTCGCCGGGCGCGGTGCTCTGCTCGATGAAGAGCTTGAGCAGGTCGACGGGCTTCTCGGCGCTGTGGGTGCTCTCGCGGGTGCGCGGGACCTCGATCACATCGGGGACGCAGCGCGCGAGCCGGCGCTTGCTGCCGCGCATCCGCGCGAACCAGACGTACTCGTGCTTGTTGGGGTAGGCCTGGGCGAAGTCGCAGAGGGTGTGGTTGTCCTTCACCCAGATGATCGGGTTCTCCTGCACCTCGAAGTGCTCGGCGAGGATGGTCTTGTACTTGGCCGCGCTGCTGTAGCCGGAGAAAACGTACAGGTGAGCGTCCGGCGCCAGGTGCTTTACCAGGAGGCCGCAGGCGAGGCGCAGCATGACCTCGGCGTATTGCTCGCCGTCCGCGTAGTCCTGGCCGCCCTCGCGAGTGCGGTGCGTCTCGAGGCCGTAGGGCGGGTCCATCACCACGCAGTCCGGCCGCACCTCGAGGCTGGCGATCAGGTCGCTGGCATCGCCCTGGAGAACGCACGCGTCGGGAGAGGCGGGGACCAGCTGCGCGAGTCGGCGCTCCTCCTCGAGCTGGCGCTTGGCCTGCTGGACGTTCTTGGCGTCCCCCGACACAAGCTTGTCGGCGATCGCCTTCTGTGCGGCGGGATTCTTCTCGCGGGCGAGCCCGACCAGGGCGGCCCTGTCGTCGGCCAGCGGCGTGTTCCGGATGGCATCCTTGACTGCCGGGGCGAGCGCGCAGGCGATCCGCTCCTCGCCCTGGGCCTGCACACGCGCGAGGGCCTGGTCGTCCGTCTCGCCCTCTTCGACGTCGATGATGCGGACTCGGGTCGTCTTCTCCCGCTCGCGCTTGGCCCGGGCGAGCTGGTCGATGGCGTCGAGTCCGAGGGCGAGGAGCTCGCGCTGGCGAGCGAAGGGCTCGTCGGCGAGGGCCCGGAGCGCGTAGGTGTTGTCCGCGATAGGTGTCCCGAGGAGCGACTGCCTCACGTCCGGTGCGAGGTCACGCGCGAGGGCGACGCCGCGCTCGATGGTCCGCTTGCTGAAGCCGGTCTTGGCTGCGGTGTCCTCGACGAAGGACGCCATCTTGTCGTTCTTCGCCACCTTGCCACCGCCTGCCTTGCCGGGCGCCCCACCGACCTTGGTCTCCGGGTGCAGGCACTCGTAGATGGCCTTGCGCATTGCGAGGAACTCGCTGCGCTCGAGCATGGTCAGCTCGCTCCGGATCAGGTTCTCGTCGATCTCCGCGAGCTCTCGCTTCTGGCCCTGGAGGTCGGCGACCACTACCGGGACGTCCGACCAGCCGAGCAGCGTGCAAGCCTTCAACCGGTGGAGACCCGCGACGAGGATGTTCTTCGGCGTGACGGTGACAGGGTTGAGCAGGCCGACCTCGCGAATGCTGTCGGCGAGCTGCGCGACGACCTTCTCGTTGAGCTGTCGCAAGCGAGCGTCGGGGATGGTGACGTCGGCGATGGCGAGCCTCATACAGGTCTCCGGGCGCTGGGCGGAATTGCCCCTTCGCCGGGGACAAGCGGGGTCCGAAGGCGACCTGTGACATCCCGAGTGGTCGAATCTGCGGGTGTTAACCGAGGGCGGCGGTCGAGCTACCTGGAGAGTGGCGACACCGGCGAAGACGTCGATGCGCGCGCGCTCTGCGGGTGTTCACCAAGCCGGGCGGCGCGCGAGCGCCGAGTGGCGAGGAAAGTCCCTCCGATGCGACTCAACCCTTCGGCACGACGAGCCAATCTCTGGCTGTGAAGCGGGTGCGGGGGAAGTTGCAGTTCGCGCACCGATAGGACCGGTGTTCACGGGGCCCTTTAAAGAAGACTGGATCTTTAGAGGGGGTCGTGAACACCGGTCGACACGGTTCGCAAAACAAACTCGCGCCGCTCAACAGTCTGGACTCCCGCCGAGTACGTCGCTGGTGGCCGGAAGGGATCGCTCGACCAGTCCGCGCAGCTTCGCTTCCAACTCGACCGGCAGCTTCCGCTTCCCGCTGGTGAAGTTGTGGACGGCTCCGATGGCGCAGCCCAGTTCGCGTGCTGCTGCGCGGGTGCCGCCGAGGGTCTCGATCATGGCGAGGATCTCGGTCGCAGGCATCGTCGAGACCGCAGTGCGAGGTGCGTTCTCCAGCCGCCGATACTCGACACGCCCCGAGGACCACCCGGTGCCAGCGGGAAGGACGTTGCCCACATGGAGTGCCCGGCCAGGTCGCGCCCGGTGGACGGTACGGAGACGGCCATGGGCCTGCTGCAACTCGGCCCGGCACCGCGCCTCGACACGCGCCTCCCAGGTCTCGGGCAGGCCGAGGTAGGCGACCTCGTTCTGGACCTCGCCCAGGTTCGGCCAGGGGTCGCCCAGCGTGACGAGGCAGTCGACGTCGGCCATGTCGTTGAGGCCGCGGACGGCGCCGTAGTGCCCGAGGCGTACCTCGCCGGGCCACGCGCGCAGGATCGGGCCGAGCTTCTCCCGGGCCTCGGCGAGTGCCTTCTTCGACTGGCGGAGCTTCTTCCAGGTGCCTGCGTTCTCCTTGTTGTCGGGGTGGAGGGCGGCGGCAATCGCTACCTCGACCACGTGCAGGGTGATGAGGCCGAGCCTGGTGGCGGCTGGATCCTCCTGGGCCCACGCGAGCGCGGCCTGCAACGCAGTGCTGAGGCTGCCGTCGATGACGAGTTTGCCGCCCTTGATCCAGCCCTTGCGGGTGGCCGAGCCGCAGCGCAGCAAGGTGCGGGTGATCCTCGCCCCGTCCTCGGCGGCGAAGTGGTGGAGCGGCGGCTCGTAGCCGACGACCTTCGCCATCGCCGGGCGGGCAAGGTCGGCGTTGGCGTCCATGACCACGACTGCCCCCTCGCGCTTGAGGGCGCGGGCGAGCTGGTCGCGCGAGAAGGTGACCAGCAACACGCGCCCCAGCCGGTCGAGGTCCTCGACGCGCGCCGCGACCGGATCCTTGGAGACCACGGCGCGATAGAGGGTCCACAGAGCCTTGGAGGCGGCGCCGAGCAGCGTGGCCCGGTCGACCGACCGCCGGGCCAGCCGCACCTCCTCGAACTTCATCAACGGCGGCCGGCCTTCTCGCTCGGGAGTGTTCCCGGCGGCCAGGCACTCGACCGCGTCGCCAGCGGTGCAGGTGGCGAAATGGGCCTGGTCGAGGCTGGCCGGGCTGATCCGGTGTGCGGTGGTGCGCACCGCCTCCGGGATGGTCGTCACCGCACCCGGCGTGGCCAGCTCGGCGACCCAGGCGTAGACAGCATCGAGCGCAGGCCGTGCCGCCGCCGCGAACCTCTCGTCGAAAGCAGGCAGCTGCGCCTGGGCGGTCGCGAGGTCCTCGAGCGAGAGGCGGACCGTGTCGAGCAACTCCGGGGGCTCGTCGATGACCAGGAGGCCCGTGGTGCCGGCCGCCGCGTCGAGCGCGTTGAGTAGAGCGTGGGGGCCGACGGTAATCCGCGCTTCCGCAGGGCCCTCAACGCCCTCCTTGGCGATGCAACCCTCGGCGAACTCGCACGGCTCGTCGCCACGCCCCTGGCAGAGCTCCCACTGCATCGTCTGCCCGCCCTCGACGAGCGGCCTTGCGATCGCGTGGTACCGGCAGGCTGGGGTTCCATCCTCGTTCTTGACTGAGAGAGGCCCGAAGATCCGCCGCACCTTCGCGCCCAGGCCCGTGAGGTCGTCGGCGATCTGGATCGCGAGGTCGTGCTTGTCGACCGAGATGGCGGTTTTGGACTGCGGCGGCGCGCGCTCGCCCTTCGCTTCCTTGGAAGCGTACGGCCTGGCAGCGCGCTCCGCCGCCACATGCATCGCGGCCTTGGTCTTCCCGAGCCCGCACTCGGCCTGGATCAAGGTGAGCCCGTCGGGTGCGTGCCGAATCGCGTCCTCCAGCGCCGCCGTCGTCTCGGCAAGGGAGGTGACCGGGACGTCGGGCTCGGCGGCGATCTGCGCGCGCACACGCGCTTCGTTGCCAGTGGCCAGGGCTGCGTCGAGCGCTTCCGCCACGGCGGGCCACCTCGACGCGAGCGCGCCCCAGCCCGTGGTCGGCTGGCCGGACAGGCGTCGCTGGACCGTAGTTCGCGCTGCTGCTTCGCGATCGTCGGTGCGGGTATCGGTCTCCGTCGAGAGCGAGAGCGACCGGCAGATCGCCGGGAGGTGCTCCGGGGGCACGCCCCGCGCGAGGAGGGCTCCGGCGATGGCCAGGAAGAGGGTGTGCCACTCGCTCGTGACGGCGCGGATCGCCGCAGCGACGGGCTCGATGCGCGGCTGCCAGCCCGGCGGGAGGTCCCGGGACCAGTCGACCGCGACTACCGGGGTTGGTGGAGACGTACCACTGGCCGCAGCCGGCGCGGTCGTCGTCGTGTTGAGCGGCGCGAGCGCAATTGGACGCATCCGCTCGAGGCACAGATGCGGGCTGCGGAAGTCGTGGCCCTTGATGCGGACGTTCGGCAGGCGGAAGTGACGCGTCCAGTCTCCGCAGGCCCAGTCGACTGCGATGCCCGCTCTCTCCAGCTCGAGGAGCCAGCGCTTGAGGTAGGGCTCCACCTCCTGCACCGCGATGGGCGAGTCGAGTGGCTGAACGATCCGGCGCCCGTGAGCGGTGTGGTAGATGCCGACTGTCTGAAGGATGGGGAGCGAGTCGTCCTGGGCCAGCGCCGCCGCGCGCAACTCCTCGGTCCAGGTGCCGTGGGCGGGGTTGTCGACGTCGCAGAAGAAGACGCCGACCTCCACGCGGTGCGAGACCAGCGGCAGCCCCGCCTTGTTGATGCGGGGCTGCCGCTCCCAACCCTTCACCACGTAGGTCACCAGGTGGGCGTCGGTCGGGTAGGTGCGCGACAGGGCCTCGGCGAGCTCCATGACGTCGTACCGGCACTGCGCCGGCTGGGAGCCGTCGAAGCCCTTCACGTACTTGTGGGGCGCGACCGCGACGAGGGTCATGGCTGCTCGGGTTCCCGGTCGCTCAGGTGGTCGTGCAGCTTGTCGAGGGCGCGACCGAGCCGCTTGCGCGCCGCCGCGTGGGTCACGCCCAGCTCGTCCGCCAGCTCGCGCTGGCTCTGCTCCGCGACGACCGCCCCGAGCACCAGGTCGGCGTCCTTCTCGCCGACCACGGGCGTCATCCACTCGTGGAGCGCCATCGCCGCGTCGGCCTCGCCGTTCGCGCGGCGCACGCCGAGGATCGCCGGCTCCTTGGGTTCCTCGGTTCGCTCGTCGACGATGGTCTCGGCATCGACGTGGACCTCGGCGGCCTGCGCCCGGCGGGCCTTGCTGCCGCGCTCGCCGACGCCGCGCTCGGTGTTCTTGACCAGCGTCGCCGCCACCTTCGGGTCCTTGTCGAGGTCCAAGCGGCGGATGCGTTCGTAGAACTCGGCGACGACCTCGGCCATCACCTCCTCGGCACACATCCGGCCCCGCTTCCGGCCCGCGGTGGCCTCGAGCGCGGCCATCATCGAGAGCAGCAGTAGGCTCCTCGCCAGCCCCGCCCACGGGTCGGTGGACTGCGCCGCCGCGACCAGCCCGCGCAGCGGCGCGTTCCGGGAGGCTGCCTCCATCTTCCCGTCGCGCAGGTACGCGACGAGCTCATGGGCGTTCTCGTAGCCCGCAAGCTCGTCGCGTCCTGCCTTCATCTCGTTGAACTCCTTCTTGGACTTCGAGGTGTTGAGGGACTGCGTGAGGCTCGCATGAAGAGCCAGCCAACAAGCGCGCATGGACGCCCGCCGTGCGGCCGGGCGTCATGCGCTCGTGAAGGCCGAGTAAAGGCGTCTCGCGCTCTGGTTGGTCTTCGGAAAGAGCTACTGCGCCTGCACTCGGTACTGCGTCAGCACTTGGTAGGGATGGCCGAGGTGTCGGTCGCGGGCGGCCCGGCCATCGGGCACGTCATCGTGCCGAAGGGAACGACGTTGTCGTGGTGGCAGTGCCGGCACTCGATGTTCGCCGTGCCCCACACCGCGCTCAGCACCGTCCTCGAGCCGTTCTTGATCTCGAGGAGCTTGCCCATCTCCTTGGCGATCACCGAGCCGCACTCGAGGCACTTCACCGCCAGCTCGCCGGGACGCAGGTTCATGGTTCCTCCGCTGGGCCGACGATCGGCCCCACTAGAAGAACGCGCTGTTTGCGGGCAAAACCGGACAGAGCCCTGGTCGTTTTCTCGCAACCCCTTGATTCCTCGTTCGTCGCTGCGGTTCGTCATGCCGCCTCCTGGTTCGATCGGACCACCGCCCCCACCTTGAAGAACGCGCTGTTGGCACGCGGAACGTGACAGAGGCGATGTCGATTTCTTCCAAACCCCTGACCCATCGTTCGCGGCCGCCTTCGGCCATCGCACCTCCTGGCTTCGAATTGCCCCCAGTAAGAGAACGCGGTGTTGGCACGCGAAATGTGACAAGCACCGGTCGATTTCTTCTCGGCGGCGCTCGTCGTCACCTCGCGCTTGTTCATCGGCGACCTCCTTCCTTCCCGCCTTGCGCGCCGAACAGCGGGGCGCTAGCGTTCAGTCACAGCCTAAGCACCAAAGGCTAAGTGTCACTAGAATAATCGAAGTTGTGGTGACAGTATTCGGGTGACGAACCGGTGACGGAGAACGGCCCATGAGCGCGCGGGCGGAGTGGTTCGAGTGGTACGTCTCGGAGACGGGGCACCAGTGCCTGAGCACGACGCCCATCCCGCGGCGCGGCCAGCAGGGATCCCAGGGCGACTACCTCGCTGAACGCCTCCCGAAGAAGCGACGCGCCTACGAGCCCCTCGTCGAGCACACCGGGCTGTTCCGCACCTTCGCCTCGCTCGCCGACGACAAGGACGCGATCGTCGCGTTCGCCGACAAGTACGGGCTGCTCCTCGGTGGCAACGAGACCATCTTCGTGCCGCTCCCGCGCGGCGAGCGCGCCGCCATCACCCGCGACGGCAACCTCGGCAGCGTGCCAGCCGAACGCCTCGACACCTGGCGCGCAGAGATCGCCGAGATGCGCGAGCTGCTCGCCCTGTGGTGCGCGGCGCGGGAGTCCGACAAGAAGAAGCTCGCAGCGCACCTCAAGTGGCACGGCGGAGACGTTGTGTCCTACCGCCCAGCGCCGGAGCACAGCATCACCGAGGAAGCCATCTGGCGCCGCGAGCGCGACCCCGCGCCGATGGCCGTGGGCGATCTCATCAAGCCCGCCCTCTACTACCTGGCTCGCCGTGTCACGCGCCGCCTCGAGGGCGACGAGGAGCGCCCAGCACTGGCGTTCCCAGCACTCATCTGGGACACCGACAAGGTCGCGCCCGTACTCGTGCTGAGCCCGAAGAACCTCCTGGGCGCCCTCTGGTTGCAGTTCGCGCAGGCGATCAGCGGGAACAAGATCTTCCGCGAGTGCGACGAGTGCAGCACGTGGTTCGAGGTGTCCAAGTCCGCCTTCCGCGTCAACCGCATGTACTGCTCGGGCGCCTGCAAGGCGAAGGCGTACCGCCGCCGGCAGGAGAAGGAACGTCGTCGCTGAGCGGAAGGCACGTGGCACGAAGGACTCCGGAGTCGGCACCTGGGGCAAGCGGGGCCCGCGGGCGAAGTGTGACAAGCCGAGGTCCGATCTCTCGGACACTGGCGGACGCCATCGGCATGGCAATGCCGATGCCAGCAGACGAAGCCGAGTCATGTCGGGCGGTTGGGCGAGGCGCCGCAGACCGACTCACTGCGAAGGCCTTTGACCTCGCGACGAGTGACCGATTCGACTCGTGCGACTGACCGATTCGCCCTGTCGACTGACCGTTTCCTTAGAAGCAGCTAACCGATTCGCCCCGACGGCGTGACCGTTCTGGGTGACCGATTCGGCTGTGCGGCGGATGTCACACTTCGCCTTCAGCACCCGCTTGTCCTCGGCAGCGGCGATCTCCGCCGACCGAGGTAACAATGGACTCGCCTGAGACCCTGCCTGCGGTTCCCGCCTCATCCCCTGCGCCCGCGCCCGCTAAGAAGGCGGACCACGTCCCAGGCCTCGACGAGGTGCTCGCGCTCCTCGCACTCGGCCTCGCTCGCGCGCTCGAGGCCCGCCAGCCATCCGCGCCGCCGGAAGGCAAGTCCCCGCCGCTCCAATAGGTCACGCGGAGGGCGCGGTTGCCGTTGCCATCGCTGGGCACCAGAGCGTCCATCGCGAAGGGGACAACACAAGGAGAGAGCATGGCCAAGACGATCACTGCCGCCGGCCTGGACCGCTTGCGCACCCTGTCGATGGGCGAGCTTCGCGACATATGGAAGCGCCTGTTCGGCGAGGACTCCCGCAGCCGGAACAAGGACTACTTGCAACGCCGCATCGCCTACCGCCTTCAGGAGAAGGAGTTCGGTGGCCTGAGCGACCGCGCCAAGAAGCGCCTCGACGAGCTGCTCGCCGACTTCGAGGTCTACGTCCGCCGGCCACTGCCGCCGCTGCCCAACGCGCCGCCGCCGCGCGACCCGCGCCTTCCGCCGGTCGGCACCGTCCTCGTGCGCGAGTTCCGCGGCGCCGAGCACCAGGTCACCGTCCTCGAGGGCGGCTTCGACTACCAGGGCGAGCGCTTCGCCTCGCTCTCCGAGATCGCCCGGAAGATCACTGGCACCCGCTGGAACGGCTTCGGCTTCTTCAACCTCCTCAACTCCAAGGAGCGTGCAGCATGACCACGACCAAGCCCACGGCAGCGCCCACCCGAGTTCGCTGTGCCATCTACACCCGCAAGAGCACCGAGGAAGGGCTCGAGCAGGAGTTCAACAGCCTCGATGCCCAGCGCGAGTCGGGCGAGGCCTTCATTCTGAGCCAGAAGTCCGCGGGTTGGGAGCTGGTCCCCGACCACTACGACGACGGCGGCTTCTCCGGCGGCTCGATGGACCGGCCCGCGCTCGCCCGCCTGATGGCCGACATCGCCGCCGGCAGGGTCGACGCGGTGGTCGTCTACAAGGTCGACCGCCTGTCCCGCTCGCTGCTCGACTTCGCCAAGATGATGGAGGTCTTCGAGAAGCACCGCATCTCGTTCGTCTCGGTGACCCAGCAGTTCAACACCGCCTCCTCGATGGGGCGGCTCATCCTCAACGTCCTGCTCTCGTTCGCCCAATTTGAGCGCGAGATGATCGCCGAGCGCACGCGGGACAAGATGGGCGCCGCTCGCCGGAAGGGGAAATGGGTCGGCGGCATGCCGGGCCTGGGGTACGACGTCGTGGGCGGCAAGCTGGTGGTCAACGAGGCCGAGGCCGCGCTGGTCCGCGAGATCTTCGAGCTGTACCTCAAGGAGCAGTCGCTCCTGCGAGTGACCGAGATCCTCAACGGGCGCGGCGCGCGGCTCAAGAGCTGGAGGACGAAAAAGGGGACGCCGCACGGCGGGGGCCTGTGGACCAAGGGCACTGTGCGCCGGCTGCTGGCGAGCCCCACCTACATCGGCAAGGTCGAGTACCGCGGCGAGGTGTACCCCGGCGAGCACAAGGCCATCGTCGACGCGGGCGTCTTCAAGAAGGTGCAGGACCGCCTCGCCGCCGCGCGGGCCGACTCGAAGGGCTCCTCCAGCAACCGGCACGGCTTCCTGCTCCGCGGGCTCATCCGCTGCACCCGCTGCAACTCGGTGATGACCTCCGTCTGCTCGCGCAAGGGCCGGAAGGTCTACCGCTACTACGCCTGCAACGCCGTCCACCACCGAGGCACCAGCGCCTGCGACGTGCGCTCGGTGCCGGCCGAGGCGTTCGAGAAGTTCGTGGTCGACAAGGTCCGCGGCATGGCCAAGAGCCGCGAGGTCCTCGAACGGCTCCCCGCCCAGCTCGAAGCGCAGCGCCTGAAGGACGTCCCCGCGCTCACCGCCGAGAAGCACCTGCTCGCCCAGGACCTCGAGCGCTGCCGCGCCGAGGCCAAGGCACTCCTCGCCACGCTGGCGGGGCAGACCGGCGGCGACGGGAGGTTCGTCGGCGAGCGGCTCGGCGAGTTGGAGGAGCAGGCCAAGCAGATCGAGGTGCGCCTCGCAGAGATTGCCGAGCGGCTCCACTCGCTGGAGAGATCCCCAGCAGGGCAGGAGGAGGTTGCGGAGCTCGTGAAGCTCTTCGACTCGGTCTGGGACCACCTCACCCCGCTCGAGCAGGCCCGCATCATCCATCTACTGATCGAGGGCATCGCCTACGACGGCGTCGTCGGTGACTTGGAGATGGCGCTCGCGCCCGCAGGCGTCGCACTGCTGGACGCGCCGAAGAACACCAAGGAGGCTGCCTGATGGACACCGACACGACGGTGAAGTTCAAGGTGTGTCTGACGCGGCAGGGCGGTGCCTCCCGGGGCAGGAAGCTCGAGGAGGGAGAGCGCCACGCACCCGAGTCGGTGGCCGGACGCGTTCCTCGCGTTACCCGCCTTCTCGTCCAGGCCCACTTTTTCCAGCGCATGCTCGACCGCGGCGAGGCGAAGGACCTCGCCGACCTGGCGCGACGCTACGGCCTCACGCGGGCGCGCGTCACGCAGATCATGGGGCTGACCCTGCTCGCGCCCGACATCCAGGAGGCCATCCTGTTCCTCCCGGCGATCGACGCCGGGCCGGACCCCATCACGGCAATCCACCTGCGGGCGACGGGACGACGGGCGGACTGGGCCGAGCAACGAAGTACCTGGAGTTCCGTCCGCAGCGACGACCCTCTTGCGCTCGACTGATGCAAGTCGAAGCCCCCCCAACGGCACGCCACATGCCTCACTCAGCGCAGAGATGCTCGCCTCGCATGTAGGTTACGTCTTCGAGGGTTGGCGGTGCTCTGCGTCTCGGTGGCCAGGGCTGCTTGTTTGTCCTTGGCGCGGTAGTCTTGCTGTCGAGAACGGCGTTCGAGGTCAAGACAGAGGGAGGGATCGTTTATGAACCTAGCTTATCGGCGGTACCCCGCTTCGGCATTTCGACGCCCCATCTTTGCATTGACCGGACTGCTGGTACTCGTGGAATGTGCCCCGTCGAATCAGCCTCCAGTAACTGGCGACCCCAGCAAGCCCAACTGCGGGTTTTCGGTCGTCGACGACGGTTGGTCTTCGCCGCCTGCACCGGAGCCGAGCGGAGTGGCCGACCCCTACGTCTGCGTGCCGGGATCCGACAGCGTCTTGCTGGCTGGCCCAACAGATGTCGCTGATGACCCAGGAACGACCAATGCGGCGAACGGGCTGGATCTCCCGTTCTCGGTTCCTGCTCTGACGAGCGTCTGCTTGGTCGCCACAGTGGTCGACGATCGCGTGCTGTTCGGCAAAGTGACTCTAGATGGCAGTCTTCTCCTAGACGAGAAGAGGCTGGTGCCCGGAACCACTGTCCGCCTCCCGGTGCTTGTCGCAGCTGGCGCCCACGTGCTGAACGCTCGGTTCAAGTCCCAGCATGACGGCAGTCTGCGAGTCGAAGTTTCCGGGAAAAGCCCTGTTGGGCCCGGGACGGCCGCGCCAGACAAATTGAAGCTTTCTGTTGGCGGTCTCGCCGACTCGCCCGACCCAATCTCGCCGAGGAACCACGATAGTGCCTTCGATCGGTCGGTCCTAAGCGCGGAGGCATTCGTGCGGCTCATGGATGACCAGCCGGCGACGATCCGCTACGCGTTCGATGTCATCGATCCCGTCACATGCCTCCCGATTCGGACCCTCTCAGCAGAGGCGACTGTGCCTTCAGGCGGTGGACAGGCGAGGGTGCCCCTATCTCAAGACTGGGACGGGAAGGACCGCGACGGGAGCTTCGTCGCCGACAACGACTACCTCTATTCGGTCACCGCTACGCTTGTGCCGGCGGGTGGCGGGCCGCAGGAGACTGCCCACTCCTACTTCCAGAAGGTTCGCGTAGACAACACTCCTCCTCGGGTCCTGATTACCTCGACGGTGCCAAGCGATGTGATGGTGCCGAACACATCCATCACACTTGAGGGAACAATCGAGGACGACAGTCTGGTCAATTCCGCCAGCCTCACAGTGGCCGCCGACGGGCTTCCGCCCACAACCCAGTCGCTCGCACTTTCGCCGGACGGAAGGTTCTCAGTCGCTATCGCACTCAGGGCTGATCCCGGCAAGACCTTCACGATTAACCGGTTATCAGTGAGTGCCTCCGACCTTGTCGCGAACTCGTTCACCGTCGAGAAGGTGGTGATCGTCGCGCAGCGGTACTGGGTCAACGAGGTCTTCGTCAAGCTCGCTGCCGGTGTGCAGCCGGAGTCGGTCAACGCGCCCATTGGCGCGACAATGAAGCTCCAACTCGATGCCGCCCTTGGTTGGTTTGTGATGGAGCTTCCTCCGACCGTCACGCTGGCCGAGGGCCTGATTCATTACGACACCAGTCCTGGTGTAATCGGAGAATCGCCAGTCCCCGTCACACGAGTGAACGCCGTGGTTCCTAACGACCCGGTTTGGCCCGCGGTCCGCCCCGCCTGGGACGTTGAAGCGACGGCCCCCGCCCTCCGCAATGCTCGCTTTGCCGCCTCCAATCCGACAACGCCATGCCCAGAGAACCCCGATTTCGGCAAGTCGTGTTCCGCATCGTCCCATTGCTCGAGTGGGATATGCGACTCCGGGACTTGCGCAGGCTGTCTTCCTGGGGCGTGGGACTATCTCGCTGACAGAGGGATCGCGCCCTACACAACCTCCGGAGCAGTGCAGCAAGTCAAGGTCGCCGTCCTGGACACTGGGTGCGACGAGAACCACCCAGACCTGATTCCAAACCTAGACCTTTCCATCGACGGAACATTGCGCTGGTTCAACCCGTTGCCATACGAGAATTCAACTCAGGGGCCGAGTCCCATGGACTCCGATGGTCACGGCACCGGGGTCATTGGTGTCATTGCCGCGGCTGGAAACAACGGCATCGGAGTAACTGGCGGTGCTTGGAACGTCAAAGCGCTCAATCTGCGTACGAGCGTGATCGCAAACATCGACAACAATGTCTTGATTTCGTCAGTGAACGACCCAGCTGGAGGCATACAGGCAATCAAGTTGGCGAAGGTGGCTGGGGCCCGGGTGGTCAACATCAGTTGGGGCCTCGCCGTTGAAGACGCTGGTGCGTCAATCCTGAACCTGCTTTGGCCGTATCCCGATATCTTCGACAATTTTGAGAACGACATGGTCTTCGTCATCGCCGCGGGCAACGCGACGACTGACAACGACCGGCACGCCAATTTCCCCGCGCCCAAACAAGGCGGGCAGAACGTGATCACCGTTGGTGCGACCGATGCGTCCGATGCACTCGCGGGATTCAGCAACTTCGGCGCGCGCACTGTCCAACTAGCGGCCCCGGGCACCGAGGACCAACTCGTGACGACCTTCGTGACGCACCATGTCCCAATTGATAACCGCCACACGAATTGGCGCTTTGGAACGGCGGCGGGCGGCAGTGGCGGCAACGGTGACTATGGGCAGTTCTCAGGCACCTCCGCTGCGGCACCGATGGTGAGTGCATGCGCAGCGCTCATCCTCCAACTCCACCCAGATTTCAAGCCGTACCAGGTTCGCGCGGCAATCCAGCGAGGCGTGGACCGGATACCCGGGCTTGCAGGGAAAGTCGAGTGGGGAGGCAGGCTGAACTGCTACGAGGCTCTGCGCGCGTCCGATACGCTTTTCCCGACGGTATCGATCGTGCAAGAGCAGCGCGTCGCCCCGAACGACGTGCTCACACTGGAGTTCAGCCATGACGGAAGCCTTCTCGCGATGGGAACGCGGGGGCAGGCGCTAGGAAATGACGCTCAAGTTGTGGTTATCGAGCGCGCCGCTTTGGAGGCAGGTTCCATTCCGAACGAGGCCGTGGTCTTCAGGCGGAAATTCGGAGACCACAGCGTCAATCGCGTTGCATGGTCGCGCGACGATCGGAGGCTCGCCGTAGCCTGCGACGACGGCCACCTCTATCTGCTCGACGCGACGTCCAGCGGTTTCCCGGAACTCGCCAGCTTCACTTCGCCCGGCATCTTCCCAATTCGCGACGCGAGTTGGGGGCCTGCTGGGCCAGCGTCAGAGGACTTGTTCTTCATCACCAAGAACGAACCCTCCATTTTCCGGGCAAACGCCAACGGGACCGTTTCCACAGTGGCCTCGGCCGTCATGGCCAGACTTCAGCCTGAGTGCCTGGCGGTTAGTTCAAGCATCGCAGCCGTGGGCACGGGCAACGACTCGTTTGCATACTGGCCCCGGCTATTCGAGCCTCTCCTGTCCGTGAGCACAGCTTCGATCGGCAACCAGACGGCATGCGCACTTTCGCCGGTAACGGGGGAGATTGTCCTCGGAACGGCTCGTGACCGCCTCTCGGGCCCGGCCGAGGTTCTCTTCTTCGATCCCTGGGATACCTCCACGGAATCCCGGCCCAGGATATCGCTCGAGTACACCTCTCTCCTTCAACTGGCTAATCATGTTGACAAGCTAGCCTGGACGACCGACGGCGAATTCCTCGGCGTTGTCACTGAGACGTTCCTCGGGCTCTTCTGGGTAGGCGACCATTCGTATGCACCGATCACCGTCTACTCGGACGTGCATGGCGATCCCTTCCCGGATGTTCAAAGAAGTCGGTCACTCGCGTTCTCGACACCAGCCTCATTGCCGGGAGGCGGCACGAGGACGTTGCTGGTCGTAGGCTATGCCGACGACCTCGTTGCGCCTAGGCCCAACCTTCGCGTCCTCACTCTTGATTTTCGCTAGGAGCGGGAGGTTGCAAGCCATGCGTGCGCTTCCATCTTTTCTGTTCGCGGCAATGACGCTTACGTGCTGCATTCCTGAAACACCTCAGAATCGCACGATCGCCAATCTCGCGCTGGTAGACGAGCTGGACGGGCGCCGGATCTCGGAAGCGTGTCTGGAATTCGACGCCGAAGGCTGTAGTGGATTGGCGCGAACCGACCCCTGGGGCTGGAGGGTGTGTGCGCCACAGGATTCATTGTGTGAGGCCTGCGGCAACGACACGTTTTCTTGCTGCTGGGGATTCGCGATCCAGGTGCCATCCGGCTCGGTCTGCTCTAGTGGTGCGACGGTCGTGATTACGGCCAAAGCGGTTGGATACTCGCCGAAGAACATCAAGGTAGTCTCGAACGAAGGCGTGCCCAAAGGGCAAGTGCTGGAGATCACGATGTCCAGAGATGCGCTCTATTCGCCGAAGCCGGAATGTAGATCCCCAGCGGCGGAATCGAACGTCGCTCCGTACGGTCAGTGTCCGGCCAAGCTTAGGCCCAACGTTGTGCCAGACGCCGGTCTTCTAGATGGCGGAGAGGAGCCCGATGCAGGGGGATAGTTGCACTCGTGTCCAATACCGGCGCAGGCGCTACACGAGAGTGAATGGGCTTGCTCTGCCCTACCCGATGTAGCGCCTGCCAGCGGCGTGTGCCTGACGGTATTCCTCAGCAATTCATGCCAAGGTCAGATCTGCTTCGCGTTCGCGCCCTCAACGTCGTGGTAGTCGTCCCAGCGACCACCTTCCCTCGTGAAGTCGTCGCACGTGAGGGCACTGCGCGCGACGTCGTCTGGAACATCGACCTCGAGGGCAGCAAGGACCTCGCCATCCCGGCGCGACTCAGCGGCAAGCGCTACCGCCGAGCAGTGGTCGCGCTTGAAACAGCACGTGAAGGTGGCGTGGAGGTCCAACTCCAAGGCGCCCTCCGGTGCGGCTTCAACGGTCGCGACCTCGAGCTGACGTGTGCTGGACTGCGCACCGGAGAGCTATCGCCGCGGGCGCCTCCGTCCGTCCGCGTGACGCAGACCGTGCGTCCCACGCGCGGTCCCAGTGGCCCCTCGGCGGGCGAGGCTCGGCTCACGTTCGCGTGGTTGCCCGTGAATGCCTCCGTAGCCGCCGAGGATCTTGCCGGCCTGGCACCGACCTCGGAGTGCCGATTGGCATTGGAGGGCTGGCCCGAACGGATCCCGGTCGCACTGCGCGACGGGGGGATCCCCGAGGTGGCGACCGCGCACGACGCTGGACTCATGGTGCTGACCGGACGGCTCTCGTGGGGGCCTGGCGGCCTGCAGATCGAGGATGGCTACTTCGACCAGAGGCCAGCGCCTACGCCCACTGACGGGACAACCTGTTCCGACGCAGTCGCTCCGGACACCGGCCTGACGCCGCCCCTCGCTGAACACACGCCAGCGAGCGCGCCAGACAACGCCGCCGCGCCTGTTGCGGCATCTCCGCCAACCACATCATCCTCGCCCGTCGGGCCCCAGGCCCTCGTCGTTCGCGGGCTGGAGATCGCGGTGCCTCTCGACGCGAAGGAGATCCCGCCCGAGTCCGTCTATGGCACGGACCAGGTCAACTGGTACGTCGACCTCGAGGGCATGCGCTTCGGCATCCCGGCGTTCTTGAACGGCAGGAGTTCCCGCCGTGCGTTGGCGAGGGTCGGCCGACGAACCTCATCCGAGCTCACGCTCCGTGGCGCACTGCGTTGCTCTCCGGGCCACAAGTTCTTCGAGATCGACGACGCTCGCCTCAGCTGCTCCGACCCATCGAGCCTGGTTCACCTCGGCGAGCGCCCCAAAGCGCGGCTGGTCAGCGCGGCAGGGGCCTCCGCGAAGCAGCAGCGGTGGTCGACCCACGTGCACGTCGACTGGCTCGCCGTGAGCGCGCCGCTTGCCGCTTCGGCCTTGCTGAACTTCGAGGACTCGCCCACCAAGCTGTACATCCGTCGCTGGCAAGGCGATGTCGACGTCCAGTTCCGTGGAGGCGAAGTTAGAAGGGCCCTGGCCACCCTCGCTACGAAGCCCGACGCAGCCTTCACCCTCCGGGGGAAGCTGCTGGCGGAGCGGGCAACAGGGGCTTTCACGCTGATCACCGCGACGCTCTCGTTGCGGGAACCTAGGCGCGCGACGCCTGCCGCGGAAAAGGCCCCGCCACGCAAGGGCAGGTACATGGGGCGGGGCGCCGACACCGCCGCGAACGCCCTCACGAAGGCGCCGGCCAGCCCAACGCCCTCGCCGGGCCTGCCTGTCGCGGGTTCGCCGACCGCCGCCACCGAACACAGAGAAGACCTACGCCTGCCGTCTGAAGTCGCACGCCGGCTGGTCGAGAACGCGGACGTCCACGGGGAGGCAGCCATCCGCGCAGTCGAGGTGGTCGCTTCTGCGCTGCGCGCGTCGGTGCGGTGGTCGCGATCGTCCAGCGCTGCTGAGCGTCTCGTTCGCGAGCTCCTCCTGTTGAGTTGGCGCAGCCATAGCAGCAAGAGGAGGCCCAAGCCGTTTCTGGCGAAGTTCGCGCAGATTGGTCCCAAGATCTCTGTGGCCCATCAGCACGTCTCGGTTTTGGTCAGAAGGTGGTTGCGCGAAGGACTGCTGGTCTCCGCCGGGCGATGGGGCAGTGTCAACAAGCTGAAGATCCCAGATATCGAGGCGCTACGAAGAGTGGCCGCACAGACCGGTCGCTCCCATCCAGGTGCGCCACGTCCGCCTCGGGTAGATGCATTGCGCACCGAGCTGGTGCGATGCGGTGTTGCTGCCGATGGCGTCCGCGAACTGACGCAAGCAGTACTGGACGAGATGGACCTCTGCTCACTCGCGGCACTGGACCGCGACGTTGCACAGCACCTTGCCGCTGCATTGCTCGACATGACCGGCGACAAGTCGGGCGAATTCACAGTGCCGTACAAGCGCATTGCTCTCGACATTGGGGCATCCAAGACCTGCGTATACGAGCACCTCGCCGAATGGGCGAGTGCGGGGCTTATCCGCAGAACCGGGCCGCGAACACGGGTCGTTGATCGCGCGGCACTGGTGGAAATAGCTCACGGCCGGTCGGTCCACCTGACGAAGTGCGAGCCCGGCGCCCGGCAGGGTTCATCTCCAGCTGAGGTCGGGGTAGTGCCAGCGATTCCACGCGTTGCAGAAGAACCGGAGCAACCCATGCCTGAAGCCGAGCCGATCGAAGTCGCGCTACGTCCTCTCATCGAGGAGTTCACCCAGAAGCTCGTGGCTGCGGTCACCCAGAACCTTCGCGAACGCGTTGGCGCCGAGGTCCAGGCCGTCGTGGAACGTGCGCTCGGCGGTGCTGCCGCGCCGGTGAGCGCCCCGGCGAAGCACTCACCCGCGCCGGCAGCTTCGGCCCCGGCAGTCGCCGTGGCGGCCCGCCCAGACCGCAAGGCTCGGACGAAGATCACCAAGTTGAAGAAGCGCACGCCCAAAGAGGTCGCCAAGGACGACACCAAGCTGCTCGAGCTGGTGAAGGCCACCCCCGGCATGCGCTCGCTCGACATCCAGGGGCGGATCGAGATGCCCCCGCAGGACATCGCCTCGGGCCTGCGCCGGCTGCGTGCCGCGGGCAAGATCGTGATGAAGGGCGTGAAGAGCAGCGCGACGTACACCGCGGCGGCGTAGTCCACATCGTGGAACTTCGGAGGGAAGCGCCATGGGCAACTGGTTCGTCGAGTTCATCGATAGAGACGTGCTACCTGGCACTGTCTGCATCTCAGTCGCCAAGAGACAGACGTTCGTCGTGGGCCGAGGAACGGTCCAGAAAAACCAGCAGACTGGCGAGAAGTTCATCGATGTCGATGGAGAACGCGTTCTCCTCTCCGAACACGAGGCCGAACTGATCCGCAAGTACACTGCCGTCATGCCGGAGCAAGAGGGCTAGCTCAACACGGATGCGCGTCGTGTCCCGGCCAAGGAAGGCGAATGGCCAGGCCGACGCGGTTCGCGATCCGCTCTCTCTGGGGCCCAGCGAACTGTTTACCAGCACTCTGACTGTTAACCGACGGGCCTCTCTCTCCGCCCCCACGGAGAGAGAGGCTTGGGTCCCCGCGTGCCACTCCCCAGTGGCACGCGGGCAACCATGCGCTCGGCCAAAACCGGAGAGAGCCGGCCGCTCCGACCTGACGTGCGCAACGTGGCGTGAGGAGGGCCGAAAAGCAGAAGCCCCCGGTCCCGAAGGCCCGAGGGCGACTGTTTACTTTTCTGTCTCTTCTTTCGCGCTTCCGAAACCGAAGCTCCCCATTACCCCCACCGGGCGAACCACGCCGGGCGGCTTGGGCGGAAGATCTTCGGCCCGGATCCCCCTGTGAAGACGCGAGGTTGGCGCAGAGAGCACTGCTCGCGAGGGGAAACGGAACCCTGTTACCCCCATGTCTGCGGTGCGAACGACGGCGGTCATTGAGTCTGAGCGGCCAGCAGGAAGTCGGAAGAGGGGCCGGTCGTGTCGACCACTAGGTAATACCTGCCCACGGGAAGCTGGTTGGTCGTGAGGATCGCAGGCTCGGAACCAGTGCTGCAAGCGATGGCGGCCGAAGATCCGCATGCGGCCGTCAAGAAGAACCTGAGCCCGATGGTGTCAGAGGAGACCCGCAGCGCTGCCGGCGAAATGACATCGAACGCGTAGACCACGTCGGCCCCTGGGAGAGGAGCCAACGGGAAGCAACTCACCGCCGAGTAGTCGTTCGCTGCGCCCAAGGTCGTGCCAGAGATGTAGGCTGTGCTCCCAGGCCCAGCGAACGAAAGGACGGCCGGCGCACCGCAGTTGTCGTTGGGCGGGGGGGGAGGCGAAGGGGTAGCAGTGACTGCGAGAGCAAAAGCCCCCTCCCAGCAGTCATTGGGCTCTCGCATCCCGCCTTGCACCACCACCCAGTAGTCGCCGGTGGGGATGCTGAAGAGATGGAGCGGGGAGCGCGAATAGCCGTCGTTACAGCCGAGTTCGATGGGGGCTTGACAATCGCCGGATAGGAACACGACCGAGTACTGTTCAAAAAACGGCCAGAACGAGTCGAGCGACAGCACGACATCGGAGCGCTCGGTGAGGGACAGCGAGTAGACGACATCGTGAAGGGCCTCCGGCACTGAGCCTGTACAGGAGGGTGTGAACCCGTCGCCCGCGAGCGCGAGCAGCCCTCGGACCTGAGCCTTGCCGCTCGCCAGCGCGATCGGCAGAGCCGTCGCGCAACTCTGGTTCGGGGGCGACGTGGGGACGTCCTTGCGGTCGACTACAACCGTAAAGGGCCCTGCACCGTTTTCGGAGTCGGTGGCAACGCGCACGTAGTAGCGCCCTGGAGGGAGCCCCGAGCTGCACGTTCGACCTTCGTTGTAGTCGCATGCCAACTCCACCGGGTTTCCACAGGTCCCGGACAAGAGTTGGACTCTCAAGTTGGCGGTGCCCTTCCAAATTTCGAGGTTTGATGGGGACATGAGGTCGATGGAGAAGTAAACGTCGGCGTACGCGTCGCCGCACCAGGGTGCCATCTCGTAACCCGCCAGGAGGAGGGTGCCGCTCAACGTTGCGACGTCATGAACAAAGACTGCCGGCGTCGCCGACGCACAGTCATCGTTGGCCGGCGGAAGGGTCGGCGAGTACAGCGACAAGCTAACCGAGTATTGCATCGAGGTCGACCCCGGCGCTAGGACGAGCTGGTACGGGCCCGGTTGGAGATTGCGAATGACGTACCTGGCGTCCGTTGAGCAGGCGATCTCGCTCGAACTCGCGCAGGGGCCTTTCCGCACCGACTTGATCGTGTGGCTCGTCGTGGGGGCGTCGTCGGCGATCACCAAATCGGCGGCGGACGTCAGCTCGAACGAGTAGACGCGGTCAGCCCCCGCGCCACAATTCGAAGTGAAGTCGGACGCAGCGCCGGCAAAGCTGCCCGCGACCTTGGCGGTCCCGGAAGAAAGGTCGATCACGAACGCGTCGTCGCACGAGTCGGACGTGAATGCGGTCACCTTCAGGTTGACTTGGAAGTCGTTCTCCGGGCCCGCGACCGCTAGGATGTAGCGGCCTGGAGAGAGGGCTTGCCGGGTGCTCGTGGAGCACGCGAGGGCCGCACTGCAGCTTTCGGGGAAGATCGCGGCGAAGTGTGGGGCGGACACCGAGAATTCCACGTTCGAGGTTCCTGCCACATCGAACGAGTAGTAGATGTCAGCAACCTGAGCGGAGCCTCCGCAGGCCTCCGAGGCCCCGTCGGGCCTGGCCCCGAGGAGCGTACCGACGAGCATGGCCTCGCCGGTGCTCAGGACGACCTCTGCGGCGGTGCTGCAAGCGTCGTTGGTGACGACGTTGGCGACGACGAGCTCGAGCGTCGCCGCGGCTGACTGCACGCCGGCATCTGTCACGATGACCGCGAAGGCGAAGCGGCCCAGGAGCGACGCGACACCGCTGAGTTGGCCATCACTCGAGAGGTGGAAGCCGGCGGGGAGAGTGGAGGTCGGGGCGACGGCCCAACGATACGGAGGCACTCCGCCAACGGCCTGCAGTTCGACTGAGACTGGGGCCTGGAGCATCGCTGCGATAGGACTCTGTGTGATCACCTGGAGCGGCGACGAGGCTGCATCCAACGGCTCGGAGGCGTCGGCGGCGGCATTGTCGCTAGCATCGTGTAGACCATGCCCGGCGTCATCGTCCCATGGACCACCTGCATCCTGGGGCGGTGCGGAAGCGTCGGCCGGAGCGTTTCCGTTCGCATCGTGAAGTGCAGGCCCAGCGGCGTCTTCCAATACGCCACCTGCGTCGGCCCAGTCGCTACGGTCCGCGTCGCGTGGTCCGGCCCCGGCGGCATCTTCCACTTCGTCACCCGAATCATTTCGACGCTCAGTCGCATCCGCTCTGGGGTTACCTCCGGCGTCAGGCTCGCCTCTGGGGTCAAAGCACCCGATCGTCGCAAAGAGAGCGAAAGCTAGGAGGTAACTAGAAAAGCGTATCGAAAATGGATTCATGCCCTCTAAGGTCCGGGGCTCAAGTTCACTTCTTGTTTCTAGGCTTCGCCTCTCTCGACCAAAGCTCCAACCGGGTGACCGCTAAAGCGCCCGACAATGCCGACTTGTGCCCAAGGTTGCTCGCGCTAAAGCGCCCTTCGACGAGGCCGTAATTCAAATCCACGCCGGATCTGTTGCACCGCTCCTCTGGCGTTTCGAGCGATACGCCGTTCTTTGAGATAGCATGCAGCCAGTCCTCGCGAGAAACAAAGAGCGCAGTGCCCTCAAATTGACAAGACACAAATCCGATTGTTCTCACAAGTTTGCCATCAAAGTCCCTAGGGCGTGCGATCATTGCAATGATCGACACCTCCTCCGGTTCATCGGTGTCGGCGGCCAAGCAAAGGCCTACCGAAACAAGCGGCACCAAGAACAGCGATAGAGCCGCCGCCCTTATTAGGCCCCTGCTTATTTGCATGGAAGACCCCGTCAGAATGGCGAAACCGTGCCGCCTCTCGGCTTTCCCGGCGCGGGGGAATACTTCAAGTACTTGCCCCCAGGCGTAAGAAGGAAGCCCGGCAGGTTGTCTTTGTCGTTTTGGTCCTTGTCCTCGCCAGAAAACTCCTCATCCTTGTGTGTCGTGGATTTTGCGCCATGTGTGTGATAGTCGCCAGCGCATTTCCCGGGGGACCCCTGCAAAGGATTGCGGCAAGCCTCAATCTTGCAACTGCTGCTTGTGCCCTGTCCGTTGTCTGGCGTAGCAACGTAGGGTTTGTCCTTGTGTGCGAAATCTACGGATTTGTAAAGTCTTCCGCCATACTCCCTGTGGTTCTTCTTGCTGTCCGCCTTGTAGTAATCCAGAGCATCCCGCGCAGCTTCCTCCGCAGTTGGGAAGTAGTCGCCAGGCTTGAGGCCGTCGGCATCAATGTAGCGAAGCGGATTGTTGGCGGCATACTGGAACGCATTGAGTGGCATGCCCGCCGCAGCATAGTCACGAACCAAGCCCGGGACCTGGAGGACCGACTCCGGCTGCATGTAGCGGCCGTACCCCGCAAGATAGGAGCGCTGGCCATTGTAGAGCGGGTCCGACCCTGCAGCATCTGATTGTCCGGGGAGGCCGGGCGCGAAGGCAAGCCCGCCAATGTCGAAGCCACTGCCCGATAGGGTCTTGTTGCCGAAGGTCCCATAGGAGGCCCGCATCACCCAGGTGCCGGTTGAATTGGTCGCTTGAATGGTGGCGCCCAAGTGGTTGCCCTGGAGATAATAAGTGGTGCCCTCAATGTACTGCCCTACCGTGCACTTGCCGATAATGGCCACTCCGTCGCACCATTCTCCCGTGGCCACGGCCACTCGCTCGTTGCCAAGATAGATGTACTCCTTAATGGGCCGCGGACCGATCCCACTAGTGCTGTAATAGCCAATTTCGCCGAGCAATCGGTTGTCCGGCGACCAGAACTCATATGCCGTGACGTTCGGAACCACAGAGATGTTGGACCAAGAAGCCCGCCGCTTGAGGCCGTCATAGGTGAAGGATCGCGAGCCTTCCGTCATGCTATGCAGCCCATCGACGGTGTAGCGGTAGTAGGTGTACGTTGACGTCGGGGCTGGGAACACTGGACCATCACATGGATAGGACGTCGTTCGCTTGTAAGCCGGCCGAGACCCGTCGGTATAGGCAAAGTTAGTCACCTGAGAGCTCGGGTAGAAGCAGAATTCACTATTCGGACGGCTCACGGTCGTCAGATTCCAGCCCGTGTATGCGTAAACCAAGTTTGCTATGAGGTTGGGCGCCCGGGTGCGGTCCCCGGCCGCGTTATAGGAGTAATCGGTCGGGGCGACTTGGCTGAATTCATCGTACGAAAAGCTCGAGGACTGAAGGACTACCGCCCCATCCTTTTCAAGCAGAGCTGTCGGGTTGCCCATGGCGTCCCGGCTGTCTACCCTCCAGGTAATGCCCGTCGACAAGTCCGCCTTCGTGAGCTTTCGCTCCAACTCGCTGCCGTCATAGTTGCGGGTGATGTCGGTAGTCTGGTTGGCCCCGTCTTTCCATGTGCTCGGCATCCCCCACTTAAAAGCGACGTTGGTGAGCACGTCCCTCTGAGCGAGGCCTCGCGGGGTCATCCGAATGCCCGTTGGCCGGTCGACATCCGCCCCGCCAAATACGTACTCGACCACGCGACCGCTCGGATAGCTCATGGAGGTGAGCTGTCCATTCGCGCCGTATGTTCTGCCGATGATGTGATAGCAGGACTTGCCTTCGTCCTGGCGGGCCTCGAGGAGTACACGGCCTAGCTCGTCGTACCCGAACTTGAGCTTGGTCACGTTCCCAGTCGTGGTTTCGCGATCTAGTGACGCCAGCCGGCCGGCCCTCCGCTGAAGTAGCGTTCCAATTCCTCCAATGCAGTTGAACACATAGATGTCGCCGTCGTCATAGGTGGCAGTCACCGAGAGATCGCGGCCCGACTTTCCAGTTGGTCGATTGGCGAGGTCGTAAGAGAAACTGATGGTCTGATTCGAAGCGGTGGGACACTGACTGGGTGGCCGGCAAATGCCTCGGTCGCCCATGAACACCTTCTCGACTCTTGAGGTTACCCTATCCCCGTCGTCGTAGACGTAGGTCACTGTCATCGGCCCAGAGGTGGAGATCACCCGTTCAAAGTCGTCGTATCCATAGGCGGTGGTGCGCGCCATGCCGTCGGTAGCGCTCTGAAGATTGCCGTGGAGGTCATACTCGAAAGCCTGAGCGTTCTGGTAGGCGTTGTTTTGCGCGCGCTCGACCAATTTGAGCAACCCCATCCGGGTATATGTGTACTTCAAGTTTTCTTGCGAATGGTTCTCGTCTGTGAGCTTCCATAGCCGATACATTGTGTCGTAGAGAACCGACCGATTGTGCCCTGTGCTGCTCGATTCGCGATAGGTTGTCGCGGTCGTCGGCAGCCCTTTGATGTCCTGGCCATAGGCGTACCCCTCCTTCAGCATAAGAGTCCCGCCGGAGCAGTCGCCGGTGTAATAAGACTCGAGGGTGACGCGCGCAGGGTTGTGAGTGTCTCCGCGCGTGAACTCCAGGCACTCGAGCACCGTGCCCGTTGGGCTCGTTTTCCGCTTGATATTGGTGAGGAGGCGTGTGGTGGAGTTGTACACGTACTGGACAGCGTTCCCCTGCGGAAGAGTTACGGTCTCAAGCTCGCCGTCGCCACCGTAGCTGAAGGTCGTCGTGCGGTTGCCGCCTGTGCCTGGTTGGGTGATAGTCGCTATCCTCTCGTTCACATAGGTCACGTCCCAAGTCTGCAACGAAGCATCGACTATGGTCTTGGGGTTGCCGAGTTCGTCGTAGCTCGTGATCTCCCAGGTCAGGTAGGTCGAGGGGCTCGCAGAGAGAACCTTGATCTTCTGGAGCCTGTTCCGCTTGGACAACAGCGGATCGAGGTCCGAGTAGTACTCAAACTCCGTCAGCTGGTCGGAAACCGGGCCGTGGATCTTGGTCAATCGTCCCGAGGAATCGTACTCGAAGGTCCTGACGTAGGCTTTCTGGGTTCCGCAGGTATTGTTGATGCTGTTAGTCCAGCCAATCCGGATCTCCCGCTGCGGTTGCTTGAGCGGAAACGTCTGCCTATTGAAGTCCGCAGGAGCGAGAGTGGCCGAGCAATTTCCTGGACCGCAGAAGGTCGGCGTTGGACTCCCAGCGGGGTCGTCATAGTCGTAGATTAGATAGGCTCGCGCGTTCGGCCCGCCGCAGAGGCTAGGGCGGGTCAGCGCCTTGGGAGTCCCAAATGCGGGATGATAGTCGATTGTCTCCCAGGCTGCCTCGGTCGCTGGAATGGTCGATGCGTCGTCGTCATCATCGCCTTGAACGAGCTTTCGGATATCGCCGTTGTTGTCGACCACGAGACTCGTGAACGAGTTGTCAGCGAACTGGACGGCGTAGGGCAGCAGTCCCAAGGCATGGCTAGTGTTGTACGAATAGCCCGACACCGCTCCCGACTTGCAGCCCCCTGCCGGACTGACTCCGACGAGTTTGTTGTCGGGAAGATTGAAGGTCAATGTGTAGGTCTGCGTGCCGGTCTTGTACTCGTCTTTCACGATAGTTGTGTATGTTTGCGTGCCGGTGTTGTACGTCATAGTGTATTTTTCGCCAGGAACTTCTGTCTGCGTCACGCGGCAGTCCTTAGTCGTCGTGCAGGTAGCATTGAGGATGTTCTTCCAGACGTGGCTTTCCTGCATGGCCCAACTCGATCCTACCTGTCCTTCGACCTTGGAGAGGTAGTAGGTGTTTCCCTCGTAGGTGTAACGTGCGCCTCTGACCAGACTAAGCCGGTTGCTGCTGTCGTAACCGTAGGCCGCAATGATTGCGCCTGGGGCTTGGTTGATGGTGTCCCATAGCTTCAGGCTCTGAAGCCGCCATCCGCCTTGGTTGACGTACTCAAGCTTGATGGCCCACCCCGCAGCAGGTTCGATGCGGCAGGGAAGTGAGGTGCTGGCAGGAGTTCCCGAGCAGGAGCACGTTCCGTTGTTTGGATCCGATCCTGGCGCGTAGCAGATGTTGACCGCCTGCGAGGACCCGGCCGGTGGGATTATCGACGTTATCAACCATGGCTGGCCAACGGTCTGGCCTTTGAAGACCCGGGATACTCCCTCTTCGTCGATCATCGTCAGCACGCCGCTCGCCTTGACGCCCGAGAGATCCCGACGCTTGCCCGTCTCCGCCTCCCAACTGGCGCTGTCCTTCGGTGCGCGGAAGATGTCGATGGAACCGTCCCATCTGTAGATGGCGGCCCAGTCAACGTCTGGTGCGGACTCGATTATCTTGGCGGATTCGAAGATATTGATTCCCCACCCGTTCGAGAGAATCGAGGATCTTGGTGGGGTGCGCTCGGCTAGTTTGGACCAGTAACCCCGGCGGATCGAAAATGGGAACGGATTGTGAAGGGTCACATCGGCTTCCGGCCGGTGCCACATCGCGCCAGTCGCGAGATTGACCGGGCCGCCTACTTGGCCTTCACAGTTCTTGTCAGGCTGCTCGCAATTCGCGCGAAAGCTACCTTGCTCTAGGCCGGAACCGTCGCACTTCAACTTCTGTTCGCACTCTGTCCCCGTTTTCTCAAGGCACTGAGGAGCGCAATTGAACCCGCATGCCCCAAGGCAGACGTAGAGGTTCGAGTAGACCGTCGTCTCGTTAGGGCAGGGGCAGGTATAGCAGGCGTGAGCGGGAGCTGGCAGCTGTAGGACGATGGCCAAAGCGATTCCCACAAGCGCTGCGCCAAGCCGCTGCGACAAAGGCAAGCTGCACTTACTCATTGGCGGCCTCCCCAACCATCATTGGAATACAGAACCCTTCGCGCACTCCACCAGGACTCTGCTCTTCCCGGCATTCCCAGCCTTCGGCGCAGCCGGCGCCCTCGCTGCACCTCGTGGTGCAGATATGACGCGGCCCGCCCAGGCCAAGCCACTCGACATCGATGCAGTAGCCGCTGACGCACCCCCCGCCGGTTTCACACGGAGTAACGCGCTGTCCAGCGACCACGGCCTGCCGATTCCGGCCAAGACTCACGGACTCCGGCGTTTTCTCGACACAGCCAAGTGGGACCAAGACCGCAAAAGCGAACAGTAGCTTTGCCATCGTGAGTGTCCTCTGCTCTTGGGCGGCAAAGGCCGCCGCTCGCACACGTTCAAGTGCAGCTAGTTGCCGCGGCTATCCGGCAATGTGGTCTGTGCTTCCCGTCCCCGCTGCTTGGGCGTTAGGGGCCGGTCGATTCGCCACGCCAGCGGCCGCCCACGCCCGACTGAGAGATGGCGGCAAGCTAAGTTAGAGTTCAGGCAGAAGTCAAGGATAGAACTGAGGCAACCTGCGGATTTTGCGGCTGTTTTGCCGCAGACGGTGAATTATTCCAGTCTTGTCGGACGATCGGTGTGGGCGAGTGTCGGTCGCGCTCTTGCTGAGTGGGTTTATGTGGTCCTTGCCCTTGGTGCCATGCCTGTAGCCGCGACTCACACGTGATAAGGGTGCTGCCGGTCGTCTATCGGCTACTCGGCGAGCGCCAATTTCTCGCTCTTCGCCTGGGCGGCGAGCGCGACAAACAGCTTCGCGCGCACCGCCTCGTCCTCCTTCATACCTGCGAGGACGCCGCCAGCCCGCTCGTCGAACCGCTCCCAGGCGCCGTGGGTGTCGGCCTCGCGCACCGGCTGGCGCAAATTCCCCCACCTGATCCAACCGTTGATGGCGCCCTTACTAGCACGGACACGGTCCGTGAAACGACACCGCCCCGCGAGGCGCGCGGCCCGCGGGGGGACAGTTGTTGCACGAAGGCCCCGCCCCATTGCCAGGGCGGGGCCTCCGGGCCGGCCTCCGGGCCAGCGGCCTACAGGGTGGCGCCCAGCTCGAGGATCTCGCGGCCCTGGCGATCGAGGGCGTTGGAGATCTTCATCTTGACCGGCGCCTCCAACTCCCCGGCGGCGATCACCTTCACCCGCTCGAAGAAGCGGACCCAGGCGGCGTCGAGCGCGTCGACCGGGTCGAGGATCTTCGTGGCCTGCTTCGTGATCCCCCACCAGATCCAGCCGTTGACGGCGCCCTTGATTCCCAGGTCCTTGGCGGCGGCCATCGCGGCGGCGGAGAGGCTGCGGAACTCCTCGCCCCTGTAGATGAAGCCCGCCTCGGTCACCTTCAGCTCGGCGCGAACCCCGCCGTGGCGGTCGAGCTTCTTGATGACCGTGCCGGGCGGCGGCAGGCGCGGGTCGCGCTCGCGGGGCTCGGCCGCCGGCTTCTCCGCCTTCTTCACCTCGGGCTTCTCGGCCTTCGGCGCCTTCGCCTCGTTCTTCGCCTTCTCCTCCGCGTGGGCCGCGATCTTCTGGCAGTCGGCGCAGTTCGCCTCGGCCGCGGTCAGGGTGGTCTTGATGCCCTTCCCGCTGGCGCCGCAGATCGGCTTGCCCGAGCCCGGGATCGCGATGTGGAGGGTCGTGGTCTTCTTGCTCGCCTTCGTGGTTTTGGTGGTCATCTTCGTTCTCCCCTTGGGTCCTGCTGGTTGGCTCTGCGTTTCGGCGGCGTTCTCAAGCCCGCCTTGAACACAGTCACGCTCTGGCGCCCCTGGGCATCAAGTTGATTCGCTAGTAAATTCGACCAGTTGGATACGCCTGCGATGGTCGATTGGACTGGCGTTCTGGGGCCCGCGGAGTGATGGCGCGGAGCGGAAGGTCGCCTCGACTGCGTTGACTTCCACCCTCCACCGATGATGAGCGAGCGAGGGTCGGGCCGTCGCACAAGAACCCACCTTCACCTCCTGGAGATGCGCAGTCGGGGCGCAGCGCGCGACACGACTGCCGCGGATCCAGAACGACGGGCATAGGGCCAGGGAGCACCTGGCTGAAACGATCACCTGTGCTTCCCAGCTGTTCCACCGGCGCGCCGGCGTGGCGAAGGCCGTGGCACTCCGATTGCTCGGTATCGGGACCGTTGGGTATCCGATTGGCGGATCCCCACCGCTCGCTTCTCGGCCGGCCCCGGGGAGCGAGCGGTTCCATTTTTGGGGAGCGCGACCCTCGGGCGCCGGAGACGACGATGCCCCGCGAGGCGCAGGGCCGGCGGGGCATCCAGAATCGCCTTCGCTTCTACTGCTGGTCGTCGGCCTTCTTCCCGTCGGGGCCGCTCCGCTGCTCCTCGCGCTGCAGGCGCATCTCGGTGACCAGTGCCTCCAGGTTGGCGTTGAGGCGCTCGAGTTGGTCGGCGATCTTGGGCATCGTCGCCTCGTAGAACTTTGCTCCCATCCTCGTCTGGAAGAACTCGGGGCCGGTCATCGCAGCGCCCCCTTCGCGAGCATCCCGGCCACCTTGGCGAGGGCGTCCATCGCCACCTCGGGGTTGGCGCCCTGGCATCCCTCGAGCTTGATCAGTTAGGTGGTGCGCCAGCCGGCGGGCAGCCGCTGCTCGTCACCCCAGACCGGGTCGTTGACCAGCCAGCCCTTGTCGGCGACGGCCGCCAGTGCCAGCTCCACCTCGGCCGCCGCGCGCAGCCCGATCGCTCGGTTGTGCCTCATCGGGCAGGCGATCTCGGTCGTCCTCGTCGCGACCACCAGCATCGGCTGCTGGCTCCCGTACACGCTCTTGCCGAGCACCGCCTCTGCCCTCTCGACCACCGTTGCAGCCTTCTTCTTCGCAGCCATCGTTGCCTCCGGTTTGGCTCTGCGTTTCGGCGGCATTCGCAACCCCGCCTTGGGCACATGCACGCTCTACGCGGCCTGAGCATCAAGTCGGTTTCGTCTTTAAATTCGACCACTTGAGGGCGACCCGGACTTGCCTCCATCTGGAGGAAGAGCGATGGCGCGGGTCCGCCCGCCGTGGAGGATCAGGTGTCCTGGCGGCCGAAGACCTGGAAGTCGACACCGACCGCCAAGGAGCCCGGGTCGTCGAAGTGGTTGCTGCCCTGCTGGCGCAGGACGAAATCGAAGGAGCCGGCGGTCTTCGCGTAGAGGCAGGGCACGTGGAGCAGGTCCGGCCGCGAGGTGTCGCGGATGGCCAGGCTGACGGAGTACGTCGCGCTCTGCATCGGCGCTGCGAAGGTGATGCGGGCCGCCCAGATGTCGTTGTTGTTGAAGTCCTTGCCGAGGTTCACCCGGGTCAGCGAGGCCGCGTTGAAGCCCTCCTCCAGCTTCATCCCCGTGTAGCCGAGCGACAGGGTGCCCCAGGCCTTGCACGTGTTCTTGGCGCAGACCTTGTTGGCGACCGCCGTGCCCGCCGGCGGGTTGGAGCCGTCGACATTCGCGGTGGTGCCCACCAGCGCCAGGACGCCATCCGTGAGGGCAACGCCCCCAACCCCGCCGCTCAGTCTCGCGACGATGGCCCACGCGGTGTCGGCCCAGCCGTTCGCGTTGTTCGCCGCCGCGAAGAGGGCCGGCCCACCGTTGCCGGCGACCACCGTCTTGAAGAAGGTCGGCTCGGTGTTGGTGGGGTCCGCCTTCCAGCGCGCCGCCCCACCGTCCCAGGCGCAGTTGTGGACGAACTCGATGGTCCCGCTGGCCGTCAGGTAGATGCGCGCAGTGACCTTGCTCGCGCCGACCGTGACGATGGTCTCCCAGAGGCAGGTGCGCGCGCCCGCAGCGAGGGTCTTGTAGGTCCCGAGCGCAGGGTTGCCATTGACGACGAGCGTCTCGCCGTTGGGCTGCTGGGTGCCCGAGGTCGCCGCGAACTGCTGCAGGTACGCCACGAAGTCGGCGAGCGCCTGCAGCGGCTTGTTGACGCTCGCGGCGTTGGGCGCATCGGTGCCCACCGGGCACGCGATGACCGGCCGCTGGCCTTGTCTGACGTGGGCTGGGTCGCCCCGGTAGCTGGATGGCATAGGCGCGTCTCACGGCGCGTAGTGCATCACGTCGTTGCCGCTCCACGTCCCGCCCTGGTTGTCCCAGGTTCGGTGGCGGTGCGGGTAGTCCCAGGTGCGGCCCTCGTTGATCACCGCGATGTCCGAGCAGGTGGAGTGGGCGCTCTTCCAGCGACGGACCAGCCGGCGAACCTGCTCGACGCGCGGGTCGTCGTTCCCAGGCCTCACCCACTCCAGCCGCTTGCCGACTCGATGTTTGCCCCAAGGGTTCCGCGGGAACACGATCGCGAACTTGGACCAGAAGTCCGGCGTCGCGTCGCACGACCAGCTCCCCTTCGGCAGGCCCTCGATGGCGAGAGCGCCCCGAGAGTCCAGCCCGTACTGGTTGCCGTTGACGATCTCGACGAGCGCCTCTGCGTAGCCGACGTCCCGCAGCGCGAGCAGCACCCCCTGGGCGGTGCCAGCCCAGCGCCAGAGGCCCCAGGCGTCGACTACGCGCTCCGCGTAGGCGGCGTTGGTCTCGGAAGGGCCGCGCTCGATCTGTCGCTCGCCGCCGAGTTGGTCCAGGCCGTCGCGCGGCGCGAGCCGAGCGAAGCGCACCCTCACCGCGTCCTTGCACCGCTCGGCCAGCGAGTCCTTGAGGTCGCCGGAGGCCCGGAGCCAGGCGGCGTTCTTGGGCGTCTGCAACCAGCCCGGCGCGAGCTCACGGGGGATGAACTCTCGGTAGAGCATCCGTCACACCTCGGTCCAGGTGAGGTTGCTCACGTCGAGGATGGGGACTTCGGTCGCGCCGAGCGCCATGTCGGCCGCAGGGGTCGTCAGCGAGAGGTCGACCACGCCATCGACCCGGTGGGCTGGCGAACCCCGCGCGATGCAGGCCGCCAGAACCTCGCGGGACACGACGCCCGCGCTGCCGACCTTCTCCCCGCCGATGGGCACGGCGGCGATGTACTCGACCAGTGCCGCCTCCGCCGCCGCCTGGGCCTGCGTCCGGAGCCCGGAGCGCACGAAGACCGTCCCTGCGACGCTCACGGTCACCGTCCTCGCCGCCGCCGTCTTGCACGAGGTCGTGAGCGGAACTCGGGGCTGCACGTAGGCGTCGACCACTGCGACGATGGCTGCGGAGACGCCCCCGCTCGCCCCTGCGAGGAAGAGTTCGACCAGACCCGGCACCGTGGCGCTCTGCCGCGCGAAGGCCCGCGTGACCTGGTCGCTCGCCTCGAGCGCCCAGTACTCGAAGCCCGCGTTGGTGCGCCCGATGGCGAGGCTCGCCCACTTCTTTCGGCAGCGCAACCCGGAGCGCTTCGTCGGTCTCCCGGTCAACTCCCGCCTGGGAGAGCCACGAGACGGTCGCCTCGAAGTCGTAGAGGTCGCCCGCCTTGTAGGCCCCCGCCGCGAAGTTGAGCGAGAGCCCGGTGGTGCCGAGGACATACTGCCCGCTCGCAGGGACGAGCTGCGCGCTGGCGGTCCACTTCGCCCCGCCGTCGAGCGAGTACCGGAACACGGCCACGCCCAGGTCGCCGCTGGTCGTCACCTCGAGGCGCACCCGGTAGTCGCCCTGGAGCGAGCCCGACGCGAACGCCACCACCCTCGGCGCGCCTGTGCGGCTCGGGACCACGCCGCCCACGCGCGAGGGGTTTGCGACCGTGACCCCAGGCAACGGCGTGATGAGTTGCGCGATGGCGCCGTTGCCGACGTTGAAGGCTGCGCCCGGCGACTCGGCGGCGAACTCCAGCGCAAGGGACCCGCCCTCGGGTAGCGAGCCTGCGTTGGTGTTCACGAACCGAAGCGTGCCATCGCCGGTCGCCACCCAGAGCTGGCCCGCCGCGATGGAGTAGGGGCCGCCGTTCCCTGCGTCAGTGAGAACGCAGAGGCCCTTCGCCTGGATAGCCTCGTGGCGCCGCTCGTCGTAGACGTTGTCGCAGTAGAGGTCGAGCCACGCCGCGGATGCCTCGTCGAGGTAGCCCCCGGCAGCGATGCCCGAGACCAATGCGTCGACGTCGCCGCCTGCCTCAGCCTCCAGCTCGAGGATGCGGCGCTGCCACGAGAACGGCTGCCACGCAGTCTGCCCGAAGGTCGGAGTGGCGACGTAGAAGGCGAACCGGTCGAGCGCGACGAAGCTGGCGCCCGCGCCGGCGGGTCCGGCGACGAACGCGATGGTCACTCCTGTGCCCTGCAGCCCGACCGGCGCTGCCGGCACCGGAGCTGGGGCCGACCAGAGCGCGCCGCCGTTGAGGCTAACTCGGTACTGCGCGCTCCCGGGCTCACCAGTGGCAGTGATCTCGACGACGACCGCGAAGTTGCCCTGCGCCACTCCCGTGGCCTCCACCCGTCCGGTGCCCGTGCCTGTCTGGCGCACGAATCCGACGCCCTTGAGCGCCTGGACCAGCTGCGCCAGGAGCGCGTCCGGAGAGCGGGCAACAAGGAGTTGGGAGAGCGAGACGGTCATGCGGCCTCGAGTGAGAGCACTTCGACGGTGAGGGAGGTGACCTTCAGGACCAGACGGAAGGGGCCCTGCTGGGCAGGCTCGACGTCGATGGCGATGCGCAGCTCGTAGAGCGAGGGCTGCATCACCGAAACCGACACGCCCTGGACCCGCTCATCGGCGAGGCACTGCGCCTCGATCGTCTGCTGCAGATGGAAGACGTCGGCGTCCTCGAGGCTCTCGTTGAGCCACTGGCGGAGGTCGACGCCGCGGCCTGCGTCCTCGAGCGAGCGCGCGACCGACTGTGCGAGCACCACGATGCCGCTGAGCGGCGCGAAGGCGTCATCGAGATCGGGGAACGTCGAGACGTCGGTCCCGAAGTCTGGAGGGTCACGCATGGAACTTCTCTGCCCCCGAGGTGATCTGCCCACCGCTCAACGGGGTGGCTGTGGGATCGGGAGGACTGTTGGGGTCGTAGGGGGTGTACGTGAAGACGACCGGAATCTTCTCGGCCTTCCCGGAGAGGAAGCCCGCGTGGACCGAGTCGCCCTTGCGTGCGACGGCCTTGCTCCCGCCGTTCACCTTGATGTCCGTCGAGGCATCGATCGTCATCTCCGTGACCGAGCCTTTCTCCCAGAGCGTCGCGACTGGCACCTGGGGATCGCCGCCCTCGAAGCCCAGCAGCACCCGCGCCCCCCGAGGCGACCTTCACGGTCACGCCCGGGATGCCGTACCGGATGGGAACCTTCGACAGCCCGGGCAGCCGGCTGTCGTCGGGTTTCAGCTCGAGCGTCCCGTCCGAGTTCTGGCTCACGAGCTTCGCGGGGTAGAGCGCGAAGTAGTCGAGGTGCGCGGTGAGGTGGCGGACTATCGCGCCGACCGCCCGCGTGAGGCGATCGCCCTCGCCGGTGCCGCTCTCCCCCTCGAACCACACCATCGTGCGGACGCTCTCGGGCTGCACCTGGTGCTCGACCATCGAGACGCGACGGCCGAGGAACATCGTGCCGGGCAGGAGCGTCGGCGAGTCGGTGCCGATGACCGCGGTGTGCGCGCGCGGGTCCTCCGAGAGCAGGTCGACGTCCGGCATGTGGGCCGCCGGCCAGCTCTCCTGGCCGAGCCAGATCGTACCCGTCCGGCAGCACCCGCCACACCGCGCCCAGCTCGTCGGCGAGCGTCCGCAGTGCCTCGCCCGCCTTCTGCCTGAGCAGGGTCCACGCGACGAGCTGCTGGTTGAGCAGGCTCTGGTCGGCCTGGGTGGAGAGCTTCTCGCCGGCAGCCTGCAGGATGTCCTGCAGCGGCACCTTCGCCGGGCAGCGCCGGTAGAACTTGGCCGGCACCTCGGAGGCCAGGCCTCCCGCACCGCCGAGCACGCGCAGGACCGCCGTGTCCTTGAAGACGCCCGTGCGCGCCGCCCGGCCCTTCAACTCCAGCGCCCCGTCGCAGACCGAGACGGTCACGGGCCCGGAGATGGTCTTCGCCACATCCACGGCGAGGTCCGCAATCCATACGCCGAGGCGCGGGATGCGGATGGTGGCGCGCACGCAGGGCGTGCCGTTCACGGTGACGAGCGACATGGCTGGCTCAGGGACCCTTGTTGGTGTTGCTCGGGGCGGTGGCCTTCACTCGGACCTGGCGCCCGTCCGAGGTCGCGAAGTTGGGCGCCTTCGAGTCGAGGGTGGTGAAGTCCCTCTTCGGCGTCTGCGCCCCGCCCGCGCTCGTCTGCTGCGGGAGTCGGAACTCGAGGCACTCGAGCTCAACCTCGTAGGTGCCGACGGCGCTCCCGGGGTGCGGTACGCCGACGCGGGTGAAATAGAGGCTGTCGATGCCGAGCGCGTTGATCGCGGGGTGCCGCACCTTCAGCGCCTGGAGCTGCCCGGCGCGGGAAAGGGGCTGGAGCATCCCGCGCCGCTGAATGAACTCGTCCCACTGCGCGGCCGACCACAGGACCAATGTGATCGTGAACCGGCCCAGCGAGCGCCCGAGGTCCGTGATGGTCGCACCGTTCTTCCCCGGGGACTTCTTCACGTCGATCGCATGCTCGACCCCGGGCCCGCTGACCTTCGCGAGCCCGGGGAGTGCCACGCCGGCCACGTCGACCATGTCCCAGGCACCGAGCTGCGGCGTCGAGTCGGTGCCTGCCGTTCCCCACGCTTTCGAGGTCATTGGCTACCCGTCGGTGGCGCCCATGGCCATCGAGGTGTCTTCCCAGGTGCTGAGCGAGTCCAGCGTCGCGTCGCCCGCGGCCTCGCCGATCGCCTCGGGGTCCACCGGTCCGCTGCCCTGGACGTTGATGTGGTTCTCCACCGTGGGGCTGAAGACCCGAGCGCGCGTTCCTTTGGCCAGGTCCTGGGCTCTCACAGCCGGCTGCGGCACTGGCATCCGGATCTTCCCGCTCGCGAAGCCGTGGGATGAAGTCGCCGAGCGGGATCTGCTCGCCTGTCCGCGCCTGGTAGAGCTTCCAGTCCTTGTAGGTCCGCATCCGGAGGGCGTCGTCCTCGTCCTCGCTTGGTAGCCCCACCATCCGGCTTCCCCATCCCACGAGCTTCCCGAGGGCACCACCGACGTCCATCGCACCGTCGATTGCCCGCGAAAAGCCAAGGACCCAGTCCATCGCAAGCTCGACCTTGGTGGCGATGTAGCCGAACTGTTCGCCCAGGTCGTGCGCGGCGCCGACGATCGCCTCGATGTTCGCTGGGTCGAGCGCGCCGTCGGCGCCGAGGAGGCGGTCGACGTCGAGCCCGAAGGCGCGAAGGACCCCGGTGCTGAAGCCCTCGAACACGTTCCAGAGGACCCGCCCCGGCCGCCACCAGCGCGTCGATGGCGAAGAGCACCTTGTTGACGACCTTCTCGATGCGCTCCAGCCCCTGGTCGCCAGTGAGCGGGCCGAAAAGGGCGGTGAAGATGCGGTTGAAGGTGCTCGTCACGCGCTCGCGGATGCGCTTGCCGATGGGGTTCTCGGGGTCGAGCGCCTCGCTGACGTTCTTCAGGAAGCTCTTGAACGACCCGAAGCCCACCGACTTGAAGATGTCGGCGAACAGCTCCTCCTTCTTGTCCGCGATGCTCTTCTTGAGGCCCGAGAGCGTCTCGGTCGCGTACCGCTGCGCCGCGTCGCCCAGCGCTCCTCCTGACCGCTTGTCCTTCACAGCGCCGACGATCGCGAAGAGCGCGTTGGACGAGTCGACCTTGCCCGCCTTCACGAGCTCGCGCGCCTGCTGCGCGGTGACGCCGAAGACTTCGCCCAGCCGCTCGTAGACCGCGCCCGTTGGCACGCCCGCGGCGCTGAGCGCGCGAAGCGTCTTGGTGCTGAGGGAACCCTCCGCACGGATGCGCCTCAGGGCGCCCACCGCCTCGTCGGCCTTCTCGAAGCCAGCGCCGGTGGCAGCTGCAGCGTCGCCGAGGGCGCGCAGGAGGGTGGGCACTTGCTCTGCGCCGAAGCCTCCGGCGATGAGCTTTCGCCCGAGCCCCACCTCTTGAATCCGAGGTGAACGGCGACACGTAGGAGAGGCGTTCGAGGGCGTCCACCATCGCCTCCGCAGCCTCGGCGCTCCCGAGGAGCGCCTTGAAGGTGAGGACGGCGTTCTCCTTGGCCGCGGCCGCCTCCACGCCGAGCTCGCCGAACCGGTAGATGAGGTGCCCGACTTGCGCGGCGACGTGGAAGAAGGCCTCGCCGATGGCGATCGCTGCGCCGGCCACCTTCTCGACGATGCCCAGGCCACGGTCGAGGAGCCCCACCCAGGACGTCGCTCCTGCGACGAGCTTCTTTGTTCCGTCGACCAGGGCCTTTCACCTTCTCACCATCGCGTGGGAGCGGAAGCCCTCCGGCTCGCCGTCGTGCTTGCCCGCGCTGCGAAGCTGGTCCCGCTGGATCTCGAGGTTGAGGCGGGCGAAGGTCAGGCGCTCCTTCTTCGGGCCGGACATCTCCGCCTCGGCCTTGGCCACGGACTTGATGCGCCGCTCGAGCAGCTCGAGCTTCTTCTCCGCGACCGACGCCGGCCCGGACATCTTGTCGTCGAGGCCAAAGAGCCACTCGAGCTTCTTGGTGGACATGAAGACGATGCCCCAAGTTCACGGAGCGTATACTTCGCCTATGGGGGCCAGGTTCCGGAACTACGCTGCCGTCATCCTGTGCGCGCTACCCGCGTGCGTGCCGTGCTGCTCCCCTGATGGTCCCGTCGTCAGCCGCAGCGTCCTCGATGGAGGGATGTGCCTTCGTTCGGAGAGCGCGTACTGCGACGGCTGGTTCCACAACGGTTTGTCCTCTGAGGTCGTTCCTTGTGACCTTGAGACCCTCTGCGTTGCCGCAGCCTGCGTGCAGGACTCCGACTGCGCGCAAATCGAGGCGTGCGGCAGCGTCGGGGCGTGTGGCGCTGTCGGCCAGGCAGAAGTTAGATGCAGCGGTGGAACCTGCTTGCCATCTTCTCTCTGTCGCCGCTGCACCCCATCAGAGGCCTGCTCGGTCGGTACCGAGTGCGTTAAGGAGTATTGCGTACCGACCCGACCGCTCAGCCTGAAAGAAAGCTGCGAGGCGAGTGACCGTTGCTTCGCTCCTGCCTGCCGAGCGGGCGGCGTATCAGGCACCGATGATTTTCCTCCCTGCAAGTCGGCCGCGGTCGCGTGTGGCGACGCTGGGTGCGGAGCGCAGCAGGATTGTCTCCTCGGCTACTGCGTCGAGCGGATCGATGGTGGCTGGTAGCGTCATGTCTTCGGGCGAAGAAACGCTGATACCAGCAGCATGAACTCCGCCACGAGCAGCGCCCCAGTTTCCGAGCGCTCCGTCTCGAAGCCGCGCACGAAATCGGTCAGGCAGTCGGCGGCGTACTCAAGGTCGGCACGCGCCCGCTCTACGCTTTTTTTACCGAGGCGTCCTCCGCGCCGGTGACCTTGTCCCAGAGGGCGACGCCGAACGTGTCCGCGAGCGCGGGCATCTCGTCGAGGACGCGGTCGAACTCCTTGGGCGCCGGGTGGACGAGGCACGAGAGGAACAGGTCCTCGAACGCCATCGACCGCTTGTTCGGATCCGAGCGCTGGTCGCGGAACCTCCGGTAGATGGGCCGGCTCGGGCGCTTGCAGACGACCTGCACGCCCGCCTCGTCGGCGGTGAGGATGTAGACGTCGCCGTGCTTGGCCTTCAGCTCCTCGACAACCTTGGAATCCAGTTCGTGGGTCACGGCGGGTGCCTCTCAGGTTTGGGGGTGGAGCTACAGCGTCCCGGAGCCGATGCCGTCCAGGCCGTCACGCTTGAGCCGCATGATGTCGAGGTCGAGCTTGATGGTGAGGGGCTCGTTCCCCTGCGCGTGCGCGTTGCCGACCTTCTTGATGCGCACGCCCACCAGCTCGTCGGTGTGGAAGTCGTTGAGGTTGGTGTAGCTGACCGAGATGGCGAACGGCACGGTCATGTACCCGTCGCCCAGGGCGATGAGCAGGTCGTACCAGTCGGCCATGTAGAGCTCGAGGTCGCCCTCGGCATCGTGCTCACCGCTGGTGAGCGCGAGCTTTCGCTGGCTGGTGCCGCGGACCTTCCCACGCTCGACGCTCTCCGAGTAGTTGATGCCCTTGACGCCGCGGACGCTCAGCCCCGCGACGTTGAGGACGACCTCTGCCCAGCCGTAGGCGATGCCGTTGATCTGTGGGTAGTCCATCGCGGCACTCCTCACTGCGCCCGGGCGGCGCGCACCACGGCCTTCCGCACTTCCTCGAGGCGCGCCGACTGGGCCTCGAGCGCCGAGGCCCGGCCGTCGAGCTGCTGCGCCCCGGCTTCCCACTCCTCGGCCCGACGGGCGACGTACGTGGCGGCTGCCCGCGCAATCTCGGCCATGAGGCTGCCCACTACGGCGACCACGGCCTGACCCTCGGCCCCGATGCACTCCATCGAGCGGAGCCACCGCTGGTTGAGGTCGCCCGAGTCGAGATCCTTCTGGATCTGCGCCATGAGCGCGCTCGGAAGGTCGGCTGCGAGCACCCGGCCCGCGACCGCCATGCCGAGATGCTGCGGAATCTCGGAGTGGCGCAGCCGCTCGATCTCGCGAGCGTTCTCGGCCTGCAGCGCCTTCACGACGCTCTGGGGATCGTCCTCGTACACGGTTGGCTCCAGCGAACGGTAAGGGGCGCCCGCCCGGCCACCTGGCCGACCGGGCGAGCGCGAGGGACTGCGGCGACCTACTTCGACTTCTTCTCCGGCATCGGGAGCAGCTTCGGGGCCGGGGCCGCCGGCTCGCTCTTCTCCAGGACCGGCATGCACTGGTGCACGTCGCCGCAGACGCCCTTCGGCGTGCCGCAGGTCCAGGCGCCGCCCTCGGCGGTCGCCACGTCCCTGCACTCGGCCGAGTCGGTCCAGCCGAGCCCGGTCTTGCAGGTCTGCACCGTGTCGCCGTGGCACCGGGTCGCGCCCAGGCCGCAGGTCTCGATGCCCAGCAGGCTGCACCCCTGCAGGGCGACCGCCGCGCACACGACCACCGCGATGAAGTGGAGCTTCATTGGGTACACCTCCGTCTGTGGGGACATCGCGAGCCTGGATGGCCCGCTGTTCAGCAGCTGCCGCCGGCTACGCCGCCTTGGCGATGGCCGGGTTGCGGAAGCCGATCGTGGTGGTGATCGTCTTCGCGTAGGACTTCGGGGTGACGCTGACGCTGGTCGTCAGGTTGTGCGTCGAGAGGATGTTCTCGTCGCGCTTCACCCGGGTCTGCACTGCCGAGGCGTGGCGCGAGGCGCCGAAGACGAGCGCGGCCTCGAGCTGGGCGTTGACGTCCGCCTCGATGCGCCGCGCCTCAGTCTCGAGGATGAATCCCGTCTTGGGATCGACCAGGAGGTCTTCGTTGAGGTAGCGCAGCATCGCCACCCGGTTGACCCGGCAGGCCTCGTCCATCACGCGACGATTCTGGACGAAGGCGTAGTCGCTCCCGAGCGGCGCCATCATGTTCCCGCCCGTGTCGCTCGCGATGTAGTACCCGGGCGCGTCCGGGATGGTCCGCAGGGTTTCGAAGCGGGCGGAGGCCAGGCCCGGGGTCACGTACTCGTCGCGGTACAGCGCCACCACGCCCGGGAGCGAGCCGCTCCGGTAGCGGCCGAGGTCCTCGTGGATGGGCGCCTCGGCGATGCGTGCGGTGATCGGCCAGGCGTCGCTGCGCTTGTAGGTCTTGCCCCCGACGATCGAGAGGCTCGAGGTAAGCTCGCAATACCCGCCCGCGAACATGACTCGCGTGCTCGCGAGGTTGGCGGTGGCCTTGAGCAGGATGGCGTCGGGCGCGTCCGGCGCCTCGAGCACCGCGAAGGCGTACTTGTAGATGTTCTCGGCCGCGGACATCTTCGCGTCCACCGTGGCGAAGAACGCCGGGATGGAGGCGTAGGTGTTGAAGGTGAAGGCGTCGCCCTGGTTGTAGGTGCCGGCCGGGAAGTTGAGGGTCAGTCCCGTGTCCGGGACGGCGTACGCAGCGGCCAGCACCTTCTCGGACCCGAAGTTCGCCCCGCCGTCGAGGCTCACCTTGAACTTGCCCGCCCCGAGCACGCCCGCAGCGGTGATGACCACCACTCCGTCGATCCAGGCTGCGGGCGAGCCGGTGAGCTTCATCGCCGGGCTCGTGCCGGTCCCGGTCACCTTCGTGGCCGACGGCGCGGGAGCGCCCACGACGTGCAGACAGCCGAACTTCCTCGGGTCTGCCAACAGCGCGTCGATGGTCGTCGCCAGGTCGGTGGTGGTGTAGCTCGGCGCGAGACAGTCGAAGGTGTAGGAGGCGTCCTTCACGAACGAGCCGTCCGTAAAGGTGATGGTCAGCCCGGTGTTCGGCAGGACGTAGATCCCGCTCACCGGCACTGCGATCTCCGGCGAGAACGTGTCTCCGCCATCGAGCGAGAAGACGAATGCCGCACTCGCTGCCGCGAGGCCGGACGCCTTCCGGGTGATCCGGAGCTCCACCTCATAGGCATCCTTCGGCTCTCCGCTGACGGAGAGGACCGACGTTCCCGCGCCAACGTGCGTGACCGTCCCAGCGGCGCCCGGCACGCTCGGACTGACCGGCACGGTCATCACCGGCCCGCCCGCGATCTCGAGCGAGTGCGCCGCCGCCTCGGCGAGGGGACCGGTCCCGAGCGCGTCCTTGATGACCTTCACGCTTGGGCCAGAGAACGCCTGGACCGTGTTCGCCGAGCCCGAGCTGCAGACGCCGACCTTCGCGACGACGCCCGCCGGCGAGGGCGGGACGATGCCGAGCGAGCCGTCCTGGATGACCTGGGTGATCTTGGGAAGCACGGGCTACCTCAGGGCGATGCCGCACGCGGACTTCACGGCCTGGTCGAACTCCTCCTCGGTGACCTCGAAGCCCTGCGGCCAGCTCTCATGAGCCTTCGCCGCAGCGAACTTCCAGGCCGGCAGCTGCTTCTGCTCGGCCCACTTCTCGATCGGCTGCTTGGGCATCGCGGGCCTCACGGGGTCAGGTGGTAGTCCGACGCTTCGGTCTTCGGCCGGACCGGGATCGCTGGCTTCCCGACGATCGGGACGTCGATCGCGAGGTGCAGCAGGTAGACGATCCCGTTGTTGGTCAGCTCGCCCGCGGTGATCCACTCGCCACCTCGCAGCTCGTAGTTGCCGCGCGACACACACTCGCGATGCAGCGCGACGATGAGGTCGTTGACCATCTCCTCGGTCTTCGCGAGGTCCTCACCCCAGACGGCGCAGTCCACGCCGGCCACCCGCGTGGCGTAGGACTTCGGGTTCGCCCCCACCTGCACGGGCGGCCCGAAGGTGTCGGCGAACGGGACCCAGACAAGGCGCGGGGGAGTGTCGTGTTGGGCGATGTGCTTCTCGCCGATGAACGACGGGATGATGGCCGGGCGAGCGTCGTTGAACGCGCTTACGACATCGTGAATGAGTGTGTCGAGCGCCATGGATGTCTTGACGAGTCTCGGGCGCCGCGTTCGACTTGGCCCGTGAGACTTCCCCTAATTGGACTGCTCGGTCTGACGCTGTTGACCGCTGCCATCAGTGGCTGCGACCCAGGAATCTCGATCGAGGGAACCGTTCGCACCGCAGGCGGGAGCCCGGTGCCTGCCGCGGCAATCTCGATCCGCTGCCCGGAGCGGTTCCCTTTCGATCCTGCGAGCAGCGATGCGCAGGGCCGCTTCTCTCTTCAGCGGTTGGGCTGCCTTCCAAGAGCTTGCGTGGTGGAAGCCAAGCTCGGAGACGGCAAAGTGGCGTCGATGACGGTTGATTCGGCCTGCAAGGACACTGTCTTTCTCTGCTCCAAGAACTCCTGCAACTTCATCAAGGGCGATCTCGTCTTTCGAGAGTAGACAGCACCGCCTCGAACGCCTCGGCCCATCGCTCCGGCAGTTCGCCCGACCGCGGGAGGATGGGCCGCGCCGGCACGCGGACCTTCCAGGCCGAGTGCCAACGTCCGTCAGGCGTGCGCCACCGCATGGGCTTCAAGCCCTTGGCGCGCATCGTCCTCCCGTACTGGTGCGTGCCACCGTAGTACTGGCCGCTCGCGGCCTGGGCCCGGTCGGTGATAGCGAACCCGCGGGGGCGCGCCTCGACGCGCAGCGCGGCACGCAGCCGGCCGGACAGCGACAGGTCGCCCGCGAGCCCGCCCTTGGCTGGGCGCCAGGGCACCCCACGCGGGGACTCCTTGGCGTCCCAGCCCTGGGCAGCCAACTCAAGCGCTCGCAGCCGCAGCGCCTCGCCGAAGGACTGCACCGTCTCCCCAGCCGCAACCCGCCTCAGCAACTCGATCGTTCGGCCGAGCTCGCTGAACGGCCCGCTCACTGGCATCACCAACCCCGCTGCTTGTTGCTCTTCACCCGCGAGATCGAGGACGTCGGAGGCGGCGTCTCGGTGATCCCTGCTGGGGTCACGTGCCCGCGCGACACCTGCTCGAGCCAGCGCACCGCGTCCTCCTTGCGGGTCACCAGCACCATGTTGTGGCCCGCCTCGGGGTTGAACCCGACCTGGCCGGCGACCAACTCGAACGCGGCGACCGCGCAGACCACCTGGCGCAGGTCGTCACCCCAAGCGGAGATGGGGAGGCGAAAGCGTGCGCCGAGGTAGCTGTCAGCCCGGCCGGACGCGGCGCTGATCGCCGCCTCCTTGTCCCCCGGCTTGATGCTCGCCGGAAGCGCCTCGGGGCGGATGCCGAAGCGGTCGAAGTCCGCCGCCGTGGCGTAGCCCATCGGCTACCGGCTCCCGCGCCGCTTCTCGGGCGTGCGCTCGGCGGCCTGCCGCTCGGCTTCGGCCTTCTCCGCCGCCTTCTCGGCGCTGAGCTTCTCGACCACCGCCTCCGCCGCCGGCGCCGAGCCGTCGAGCACCGCGAGCCGCTTGTCGGCCCGGAGCTCCGCGAGCTGCGCCTCCGACACATCCGCGGTGACCGGGGTGGTGGGCCAGAACCGGCCAGCGCGTCGGTGCCCGTGCTCCGCCTTCGAAACGACCGTCACGATCATGGCTCTGCCTCCCTGGCCTACGTGTTGCTGACGCACTTGATGGCGAGGAACCACGGTCCGTACCCGGCCGCGCCGCGGGCCCGGACGCCGTAGAGGAACTCGTCGCGCCGGAAGACGTTCTCGTCGTCGGGCTTGGTGAGCGCCGTGAACTCCGGCGCCTCGCGGTTCTGGAAGATGAACGGCTTGATCGCCCGCTTGGTGCAGAGGACGTAGTAGCTCTTCGGCTCGCTGGCGAGGCGCGGGAGCACCAGCAGGTCGAGAGACCCCTTGAGGACGTTGGTGTCGGCGGCGGCGCCGTTCCCGGCCGCCAGGGCGATGTCCCGGCCGATGAGCTCCGCCTGCAGCAGCCGCGCAGCGCGGAACTTCATCTGCGGGGGCACGACGAGCAGGTCCGGGATGATTTCCAGCGGCCGGCCGTCCGCGCCGATGAAGCTCATCAATCACCTGGATGGCGTCCGCGAGCGCGTCGACATCGAGGTCGTGGTCCGCGAGCAGGTTCGACTGCAGCGCGCTCGCCGGGTCGTCCATGTTCTGCGGGTGGTTCGAGTCGAAGAAGTGCTGGCCGTCGTAGGACAGGGCGCTCGTCCCCGCGATCATTGCGTCGATGATCAGCTTGTCCGGCCAGGCCTTTGGTCTGCTGCGCCAGCTCCTCGATCACCGGGCGATACGCGCCGATGAGGTCGTCCTCGATGTCGGTGCGCTTCACCCCGACCGTGTCCTCGAAGAGCCGGTTCTCGATGCTCTGCAGCCGGACGGCGAGGTTGTTGACCACCCGTTCGCCCAGCCACTCGCGCATCTGCGGGATGCGGTCCAGCCAGGCGTGCCGCATCTCGCGGGTGGTGCTCGGAATCTCGGTCGCGATCTGCTGGTAGTAGGTCGGCGTGTCGCGCAGGACCTCTCGGAACAGCATCGAGAAGGTCAGCGTCGCGGCCTCGTACTTCGCGGGGGTGAGTGCGCCCATGCGTGGCTCCGTGCGCCCTCACGCGGGCGCGGCTTGTGGTGAGGCTGCGAGGAGGGATCAGCTGCGGCCGTCGAGGTTCATCTGGACCCACACGCCGTCCGGGTCGACGCCGAGGACCGTGCCCGCGACCGGGCAGGTTGGCCCCCGCGGTCTTGGCGACGGTCTGGTCGTCCGCCGCGTAGCAGAGGTTCCCGACGTCGGCGATCGCCAGCGCGTCCGCGGCGGCGCTGTTGGCGACCTTGAACGTGCCCTGGCGCACCCGGAACGCGCTTCGCCCCGACCGCGTGGCCGGGCTGCGTGTTGTCCACCTCGGACTCGGCTGATGCCGACGACCTTGGAGCAGGTGGCCCCCGCCGGCGCGGCGTAGCCGCCGGCCAGGCCGACGATCGCGCCCTTGAAGAGGTGGACGTTGTCCGCGACCAGCAGGTCGAAGACGGTGGGGATGACGTCGTCGCCCATCCGCTTGGTGTCGCGGTAGCTCGAGAGAGCGGTCATGGCTTCTCCTGCGTGGGCCGCCGCTCGCGCAGCGCCCGAGGTCGGTGAGGGGTGGGCGCTCGCTACTGCTTCTTGTTCTTGAAGGCGGCGACCTTGGCGGGGTCGAGCTTGAGCTGCTCGGCGAAGTGCTTCTCGTCCTCGGTGAGCGAGGCCTCCGGAGCGCTCTTCGGCTCCTCGTGCTTCGGCGCCGCCGCGGGCACGACCACCGGCTGGAGGCAGTCGAGGAAGACCTTGAGCTGCCCCGGGTCGCGAGCGAACGCCGGGGCGTCGGCCTTCATCAGCTCCTCGCGCTTCGCCGGGGTGAGGCGCCCCTCGCGCGACGCGGCGTCGAGCAGTGCCGCGACCTGGCCCGCGCGCTTCTCCGCCTCGAACTTCGCGAGCTGGCCGGCGAGCTCGTCGGCCTTTGCCGCCTTCTCCTTCAGCCCGGCGACCAGCGCCAGGGCCTCGCCCGCCGTGGCCTTCCCGGTGATGGCGAGCAGCTCGCCGTGGACCTTCTCGGCAGCTTCGGCACGCTCCGTCAGGGCGGCGAAGCGGGCCTCGAAGGCCTTGGTGTCGACAGCGATCGGCTCGGGCATCTGCGGCTCCTTCGGGTTGGGCCTCCGGGCGGAGGCGCGTGGGATCGGCAGCGCGAGCAGGCGGGCGACGTCGGGCGGGGCGTGCTCGAAGAGGGCCACCGCACGGGCGAGCGCGTCCTCCTCCCGCTCCTCGTCGTCGTCCTCGTCGGGCTCGTCGCCGTCCTCGCGCTCGGCGACCTTGTCCGCGAAGCCCTTCGCTACCGCGTCGCTCGCCGACATCCACGTCTCCGCGGCGACGAGCTTCTCGACCTCTGCCTTCGCGAGCCCGGTCCGAGCGGCGTAGACGTCGCAAATGACGTCGCGGATGGAGTCGAGCCGACCGGCCATCTTGCGGAGGTCGGCGGCGGCGCCCATGGCGAAGCCCTTGGGCTCGTGGACCATGACCATCGCAGTCGGGCTGATCTCGATCTCGTCGCCGGCCATGGCGACGATCGAGGCGATGCTCGCGGCCAGCCCGTCGACGTGGACGCGCTTCTCGCCGTTGGGCCAGGAGGCGATCGCCGTGTGGATGGCCATCCCCTCGAACACGTCGCCCCCCGGCGAGTTGATGTGGACGTCCAGGTGCTCGGCGCCCTCGACCTTGAGGGCCTCGAGCTTCTCGACGACGTGCTTGGCGCGGATGCCGTCCCAGCCGCCCACCGCGTCATAGAGGTGGAGTGCACCTCGCTTCTGGCCGTTCCTCTCCTCCACGCGGGCGAAGATGCGCGGGGCCCTGGGGGTCTTCTCAGGCATCGGCTTGCTCCGTGTCGTCGCTCTCCGGAGGCTCCTCCGAGGGCGGTTGCTTGGGTGGCGCCTGCTCCCTGGGATTCGGAGCGCTGGGTTTGGGCTCGATTACCGGCTGGCCCTCGACCACCGGGATGCGGAACTGCTTCGCGACCTCCACCAGATCGACGTTCAGCCCGGCGCTGCGCAGCTTCGTGAGAGCGTCGCCCAGGTCGTTGAGAGTCTTGGCCGACACGCCCCTCTCACCGGGCGCCTTCGTGCTCCAGCTCACCCGGGGCGCCAACTGCTCGTCGGCCCAGTTGTAGACCGCCCACGGGACCATCACCTGCTCGGCCAGGCAGTCGCCGAGGCTCTTCGCGTCCGACTCCAACCGATCGAGCCGGATGCGGTCGTGGACGTTGGCGGCCGCGTACGAGCCACCGCCGCCGACGGAGGTGGTCAGGTTCTGGCCGAGCACGTCGATGGCGATGCACTCGTCGCACTTCGCGATGAGCCGCTCGAACCCCTGCCAGCTCTGGCTCGCCGCCTCCACCAGCGCGATATCGAACCCGAGGCCCTGCTCGTCCTTGGCCACCCGGATGATGCCCTCGCCGCCGAGCGTCCGAAGGTCGTCCTCGAAGGCCTCTTTGTCCTCGGCCTTCGCGTCCGCCTGGCACCACCGCCTTCTTGATGGGCAGCCCGTGGACCTCCGAGTAGCGCGCCCAATCCCGCGTGGCCCACTTCCTGATCAGGAACAGCAGCGCGAGGGACCGAACCAACCCGCTCATCCAGCCGCGGGCGTAGCCGTCCGGCGCGTACAGGAGCCAGTGCCCATCCCCGGGCGTGATCTCCACCGGCCCATCGAGGGTGGTGAGCCAGAAGCTCCTGGTGTCCCAGCGCCAGTAGGCGTACCGCGGGTCCCAGACCTTGAGACGCGGTGCCCAGTAGCCCGGCTCCGTCGTGTCCCACAGCAACTCCCCGATGCCGAGGCGCAGCAGCAGACCCCAGCGCAGCAGCCGCTTCACCTCGGCATCAGGGAACCAGCCCCCCCATTCGTCCTGTGCTCGCGCCGCGAGCTTCGTCGCCTTCCGCTTCGTGGTCCGCCCGCTCAGCTCGAGCGGCAGGCTGCAGAGCGCGTCGACCCGTGTCTGGAGGACGCCTGTGATGCGGTCGTCCCCGCCGAACGCGTCGCACAGCTGCGCGGACGTGAGGAACTGCCCGCGCTCGAGGTCCAGGAAGCGCCTGCCGCACCGTCCCGACCTCGTCGAACGACTGCGCCGACGCGATCGGGATGTCGCGGTAGTGGACCCGCGACGGCGCGGCGCCGAGCTTGGCACGCTCCCAGAGGTAGTCGTGCTCGCCGGGGAGCGCTTGAGGGGTCGCCGATGGCATCGGTGTCTCGCACTACCCGCCGCAGCTCTCGCCTTCCGGCAGGCGAGCCGGCACTCCCCAGAGAGGAATCCCAGCCGCGTCCCAGCAGCTCTTCGTCTGGTATCGCAGGTAGGTGCCAAGCTGCAGCGGGAGGCAGAACTGGTCGGTCCCGAAGTACCAGTACTGCTCGGTGAGGCATCGACCGGAGTCGCAGGCGGCCCGGTACTCGAAGGCCAGATCGAAGCCTCCATCGTCCCGGGCGAAGACCACGACGTCGCCCGAGGCCCCCGCGACGTTGTCCGAGCGAAGGACGGAGATGCTCGACAGCTCGGGCGCCGCCTGATGCACGGCCTCGATGACCGCCGCGACCACCACGTGGGCGCAGGGGCCGTGCCCCAGTTGCGCGGTGTCGTACACCTCCTGGCCAGGCACCGAGGGGGCGTAGGGCTGGCAAGCGTTCAGAATCACGAACAGCGCCAGCGTCGGGCTCAGGAAGCGGGTTCGCATCGGGTCGTCTCCGCCAGGGGTTCGAGGCAGCCTCGGCCGGGCCGCGGCGCGGCCCGTCGCTCGGTCTTCTCAAACGAGGCTGTCGCGCCGACCAATCGCGACCAACCACGACCAGTGGCGACCACTCGCGACCAATCAAGGGTCTCCGTCGCTCGCGAGCTTGGTCGTCAGAGCCTCATAGAAGCTGGGCATGGCCGCCCTCAGCGCCAGCCGCTCGACAACGTGACGTCGCCCAGCGCGCAGGACCTGGATGCCGCCCGCGCGCAGCAGTCGGACCATGGTCCTGTTGTTCGCGATGCCGGCCAGCCGGGCGAGTTGGCCAACGGTCAGCGTCAGCGCGCTATCGAACTCTCTCGGCGTCATGGCGAGCCCCCTCGCGGCGATGGGTCAGTCCCCGTAGTGCTGCTTGCAGCGCCACGACCGCACCATCGGCGTGGTGAACTTCGTCCAGCGGTCCAGCTCGTCGAGGCTGGGGAGGTGCGTGGCGGTGTTGATGAGGCTCATGCTCATCGCGCTCGGCGCGATCGGCGGCAGGTCCTTCCGGGCCTTGAGGAACGTGGCGCAGCCGCGGCAGAGCGCGAAATCCCGACCCTCGACCCGGAACACCCCGACCGGGACCGCGTCGATGCAGTGGGCGCAGAACTCCTGCCTCGACACCGACCGGACCGCCGGCTTGGCGTAAGGCTTCAGGGCGTTCATCACATCCTCCTCGGGGCAACGGGGTCGCGGTTCAGCCCGGCCTGGGCGAGAGGCGACTTGAACGCGAGCTCGCTGATCACGTACGCGAGCGCGTCCATGCGGTCGGGGCTCCAGCTCTTCACGTCGTCGGTCCACTGGCAGCACTCGTCCTCGAGCTTCCCGAGGCCGGGCGCGTTGAAGACCAGGTGCTTGCTGAAGAGGACTGCGACGCTCTCCGCCCACGCGCGCTTGCCCTTGTTGCCACCCTTCCTGAGGACGCGCACGCGCGGGTCGACAAGCCTCATCATCGAGTCGACCATCTGCCCGCTGCGGCCGACGTCGGCGACCATGAAGCTGGCACCGTGCTTAAAGTACGAGGGCGACCGCCGCCTTCGCCGCGACGTCCGGCGTGGCGTTCACGGTGGCGTCCTCGAGGACCTCGATGATCCCGTCCTCGCGCAGACCCGCCGCGATGATCCCCCAATTGTCGGCCTTCTCCCCGCTGGTCTCCGCCGGGTCGACCCCGATGCCAATGCGGCGGTACGGCGAGTCCCGCTGCGCGTCCGGGCACCACGAGCGCTCGAACCACTCGCGCTTGAAGAGCGCGCCCGGCATCTCCTCGAGGATCTCGCCGCCGATCTCCTGCCGCCCGAACGCCGTGCCCTCGTAGACCTTGAGGTTCTCGTCGAGCCAGCTCTGCGCGACGTTCGCCCGGTTCTCGTGGCTCGCGCCGATCGTCACCGCCGAGCGCTCGTCCTGGGTCAGGCGGATGAGCAGCTTCAACGGGCGCGGCGTGGTCGCGACCATGGTCTGGGGGTGCAGACCCGAGCGCATGGTCATCTGCAGCTGGCGCCAGACCTCCTCGGCGTAGGGCATCGCCGCCAGCTCGTCGACGGCGCCGAAGTGGTTGTTGGGCCCGCGCAGGTTGTCGGGCTCCTCGCCGGTGAAGAGGATGGCCTTCGACCCGTTGGGGAAGACGAGGCGCCGCTTGTTGGTCTGGACCTTCGGCGTGAACCAGGGCGGCGCGCAGGCCAGCAGTCCCGACTGCCCCTCGACCACCTCGCCCCAGAGCGAGCCCGCGGTGCGCGCGACCACCGCGATGCGGCAGCCGGGGAAGCGGCGCGCCCGGTCGAGCACGAACTGGGTGAGCCGCCGCGACTTCCCGACTCCGCGGCCGCCGCAGAAGATCCAGTAGAGCCAGCCGCCGGGCGGCTCCTGCTGGCCTGTCCAGATCCCAAAGCCGGGCTCCCTCTTCGGCAGCGCGGGCGGGGGCAACCGAACGCTGGGGCGCTCCCAGAGCGGCCAGCAGTACCGCAGCGCCTGGCGCTGCTTCGGCGTCAGCGCGTCATGCAGGCTCCGCGCCCCCAGCTGCATCACCAGGCGCTCCACCGGGGACAGGCGGGACAGGTCGAGTGGCATTGCTCCCTCCAAGGTTCGCCTCGATGCGCTGGAAGACCTCGATCAGCTCGGTATCGGTGGCCGGTGGCTCGGACTTGTCCCGGCGCTCGTACTGCTTCGCCTTTCCCCGGAATTGCTCGATGAGGATTTCGGCGCAGCGCCGTCGCTCCGACTCGCTCTTCGCCTGGACCATCTGCTGGACCACGAGCTTGAAGGCGGCTGGCATCGCCCTCGCCGCGAGCTCGTCGACGACCCGCTCGGCCTCCTCAGTCGTCTGCGGCTTCGCCCCGACAGGCGCCACCGCCACCGCGGGGGCGGCGACAACGGCCTCGGGCGCCTGCCGGGGCTTGGGCTCGATGCGGGCCGGAGGCGCCGCCTTGCCCTCGAGCATCGCTGCCGTCACCGCGCCGGCCGTGAACTCCTCGATCGCCCGCCGCTGCGTGGCCGAGAGGTAGCCCGTGCCGGCGAAGACCCGGTGCAGCTGCACCTGGTGTGTCTTGAGCACCGGAGCGAGTGCCGCCCGCCTGAGCCCGTTCGCCTCGAGCCAGGTGGTCAGCGCCCGCAGCGCCGCAGCCGCCGGCTTCAGCTCGCCGTTCGTGTGGTTGGCCTTGGTCATGGGCTCAGGCGCGGGCGGCCTTCTGCCCGGTGAAGGTCTGCCAGCGCTCGATCGCGACCTGGACGAACGTGGGCGAGAGCTCGATGGCTCGGCAGCAGCGGCCGGTCATCTCGGCGGCGATGATCGCCGTCCCCGAACCCGAGAACGGCTCGAAGATCAGCTGGCCCGGCTTCGTGTGGTACTCGATGGGCCGCTTTACGACCTCAACCGGCTTCATCGTCGGGTGGATGTTCTTCGCCCCGTCCTCGATCCTCGAGTCGATCTCCCAGACGGTTCGAGCGGTGTTGGGCGGCGCCAGTTCCGTCGGCGGACGCTTGCCCTTGATCCAGCCGTACATGCACGGCTCGTAGTCCCAGAGGAAGTCGCAGCGGGTCAGGACGATCCGGCTCTTCTTCCAGATCAGCTGCTGGTGGGGCAGCAGCCCCGCGTTGCGCCAGGCGGCAAGCACCAGGTCGGCGCGCATCGAGGCGAACCACTGGTAGACGAACGGGCGCTCGGTGAGCGCCTCCGCGATCGCGGCCTCGAGGAACCGCTGGAAGAACGAGACGGCCGACTCGGGATCCGTGTACTCGTCCCACTGCTTGTTCGGGTCGGTCGAGGTCTCCTTCGCCTTGTAGCCCTGCGGATGATTCGTGCCGTCGTAGTCCACGAGGTAGGGCGGGTCGGTCGCCATGAGCGACGCTCGCTCGCCCGCCATGACGCAGCGGACGTTGGCCGGGTCCGTCGAGTCCCCGCAGAGGATGCGGTGCTTCCCCAGGCTCCAGATGTCCCCGGGCTTCACGTACACGTCCGCCGCCGAGGCCTCGTCCGGCACGTCGTCGGGGTCGGTCAGCCCCTCCGTGCCGCCGTTCGCCCCGTCGAGCCCACCGAGAAGCGCGTCCACCTCGTCCTGCGTGAAGCCGACGCCGTCGAGCGCGCCCTGGTCGCCCAGGTCCTTGAGCAGCTCCGCCAGGGCCTCGTTGTCCCAGCCGCCGGCCTCGGTCAGCTTGTTGCTCGCGAGCAGGTACGCCTCCGCCTCTGCGTCTGACCGCGAAGCCCAGCCCCGAAGCACCGGGACCAGCCACTCGTCGCCCTCGGCGCGGATGCCCGCGGGCGGGGCCTCGCCGCGCGCTCGCATGGCGAGCAACGCCTCCCGCCGCCCGTGGCCCGCGACGATGCGGCCGGTCCGTTCGTCGAGGACGATGGGCTCGACGTAGCCGAAGCGCCCGATGCTGGTCCCGATCTCGGGGCTGTGTTGCTTCGGGTTGCGCGTCGCCGACTGGAGCGTGCCGATGGGCATCCACTCAAGGCGGGTGTCGCGGCTGGTCTTCTCCGACGGCTTGGCTCGGCTCATTGCCCGGCTCCGATTAAGTAATTGGGACTTACCTGCGACTTACCAATGGTCGATTTCCCGCATCCGAGCGCGACGACTGCCTAATTCGGAGAATTCCCGGCGCTACGCGTAAGTAACTCGCGCGAAATTTTCGGCGCGCACAGGCAGGGGCGCAGTCTGGCGAGGGCTCCCGGCCTGATATTTCTGGGGAATTCCAGTGCGTAAGTGCTCTTACAAATGCCCGCGCCGATATCGACGGCCCAATTCACCCTTGCCGTTGAACGGCCCGAGTGCTGCGGGCGACGGCGTGGGCGTCCGCGAACGCCCTCATCGCGCTGGTGAGCATCTGGTTGGCCTCGGCGGTGATGGCGCGTGCCGTTGCCCGGTCCTCCTCGACGTGAGCGCCGAGGCGGTTGGAGGCGCGGTGCGTTAGGCGGACCAGGTACTCCTCGATGGTGCGGGTCGTGTGCGAGTCCCGGTGGGCCGCCTGCGCGGCGGTGGTCAGCGGGGCGACGGGTGCGGCCTTGCCGAGCAGCGGGAGCTCGTGGGCGGAGGGGCCAAAGGCTGCGTGGAGCACGCGCTGGTGGAGCGGGGCGACGCGCTCGAGAGCGCGGGTGATAAGCCGGACCCTGGTAGCCGCAGCCAGACGCCCGTTGTCGATGCCATCGGGGACCTGTCCGCCGCCCTTGGTCGGTCCTACGCGGATGGCGTTGATCATGGCCGAGTAGTTGGACGGCGCGTCGAGCTCGCCCTCGGCCCAGTTCCAGAACCACTCCAGGTCTTCTTCGACTCGCTGAAGCCATTGCGGGAACGCGGCAGGCTGGTTGGCTGCGGTGGCCTCGAGCTTCATTGCGACCTCCGGACGAGAATTGCCCCTATTAGAAGAACGCGGTGTTTTGAGCCGAAACCGGACAAGGGCATGTCGATTTATTTGGAAGTGCGCGGGCGAGCCCGTCGCCAGGGCCGCATTACGGGCCGCCACGGGCGGCGATGGCGGGATTGGGGCGCTGAAGGCCCGAAAACGCGCCACGAGCCAAATGCGGCGACGTGGTGGCATTCCCGGCGGTAGCCAACGCCGTCATTTGCGACGGCATTCGCTCTCTAATTGTTAACCGCGACCGTTCGGAAGTTCGTGTTGGCGCAGAGGGTATATCGGAGCGAACGAAACCCCTTTAATACTATTCTTCTCTTTAAAGGGGTTTCGTTCGCCGCCTATTAATGATGCGTCGGGCAAGCGCGATCCTGAGCGCGACTGACGAGGCCTCGAAGGCGCTGCTCCAGCGCAGGCGGCATTCGCCGCCGACCCGCTTGGTAGAGCTGGAGGCTGCGCATCGAGCAGCCCACCTGGTCGGCGGCGCTCGACGTCCCGCCTGCTGCCTCGACCAGCGCCTGCACCTCGGCCGGGTCAGTCGTCGAGTGGGTCTGCGGCCTACCGCCGTCGAGCCTGCGGACCTCGACGGCTCCGGACCAGCCCGTTCCGCCGGGCAAAACGTTGCCGATGTGCAGGGCTCGACCTGGGCGCGTGCGGTGGACGGTCCTGAGGCGTCCGTGCGCCTGCTGCAACTCGGCGCGGCAGAGGGCCTCCAGCCGCTTCTCCCAGCTCTCCTCGAGCTTCAGGAAGGCCACGTCGTTGCGGACCTCGCCGAGGTTGGGCCAGGGGTCGCCGAGGGTGATCAGGCAGTCGACGTCCGCCATGTCGTTGAGTCCGCGGACCGCGCCGTAGTGAGCGAGGCGGATCTCGCCTGGCCACCCACGCAGAAGCGGGCCGAGCAGCGAGCGGGCCTGGTCGAGCGCCTCCTGCGACTGGCCCGCGCTCTTCCAGGCCTTCTCGACTGTCTCGTCCTTGGGTCGAAGAGCAGCCGCGATGGCCAGCTCGACCACGTGCATGGTGATCAGCCCGATCTTCCGGGCATTGGCGTCCTCGCGCGCCCACTCCAACGCGGCACGCACCGCAGTGACAAGGCTGCCGTCGAGCACGAGCTTGCCTCCGCGGAGCCAACCCTTGCGCGTGGCCGTTCCGCAGCGCAGGAGGGTCCTGGCGATGGGCGCGCCGTCCACCGCGGCGAACTGGTGCAGCGGGGGCGTGTAGCCGACGACCTTGGCCATCAGGGGCAGGTGCAGGTCCGCATTGGCGTCGGTGACCACCACGGCGCCCTCACGCTTGAGGGCATCGGAGAGGCGCTCGCGGGCGAAGGTGAGCAAGAGCACCCGCCCGAACGTCACCGTCTCCTCGATGCGGGCGGCTGCCTCCACCTTCGTTGTCGCCGCTCGATATACGCAACCGAGCACCTTGGAGGCGGTGCCGAGCTCCCTTGCTCGGTCGACGTCCCGGCGGGCTCCCTGGACCTCGGTATGGAGGAGAGGGGGGCGGTCGGCCCTCGCGCTCTGGCGTGTTGGCAGCCCTGACGCAGTCGACGGCGTCGCCGTTGGTGCTCGTCGCGATGCAGGCCTGGTCGAGGACGGTGGGGTCGATGACGTGGGCGCAGGCGCGGAGCGCGTCTGGGATGTTTGTTACCTCCTCGGGCGTGCCCAGCGAGCCGACCCACTCGCGGATGGCCGTGAGCGCCGGGCGCATCGCCGCCTCAAACCGAGCGTCGAAAGCGCCCAGCTCCCGCCGAGCGGTGTCGATGTCCTCGAGCTTGAGCATGACCGTCTCGAGGAGCGCCTGCGGCTCATCGATGACCAGCAGCCCGGTGGAGCCCGCGGCGGCGTCGAGCTGGTTGATGAGCGCGTGGGGGCCGACCGTGACGCGAGCGTCGTCGGGGCCCTCGGCGCCGTCCTTCGCCGGGCAGGTCTTGCAGTGCTCGCACGGGTCTTTGTCCCGCCCGCGGCAGAGCTCCCACTGCATCGCTTGGCCGCCCTCGACCAGCGGCTGCGCCACCTCGTAGTAGCGGCAGACGCGCGTACCGTCCGGGTTCATGAGCGAGAGCGGACCGAAGACGCGCCGCACCTTGGTGCCAGCGGCTGCGAGGTCGCCGGCGATCTGCATCGCCAGGGCGTTCTTGTCCACGGAGATGGCTGTCTTGGACTGGGGCGGCGCCCGCTCTCCCTTGGCGTCCTTCGTGGCGTAGGGCTTGGCAGCACGCTCAGCCGCCACGCGGACCGCTGCCGCGGTCTTCCCAAGGCCGCACTCGGCGCTGATGAGCGTCAGGCCGTCAGGCGCGCGGCGAATCGCGTCCTCCAACGCAGCGGTCGTCTCCTGGAGCGTGCGGGGCTGGGTCGCAGGCGGCGCGGCAGCCTGGGCGCGCAGGCGGGCCTCGTTCCCAGTGGCCAGAGCCGCATCCAGGGCGTAGGCGACGGTCGGCCAGTTGGAGGCGAGGTAGCCATAGCCCGTGATGGGCACGCCCGCGAGGTGCCGCTCCACGGTCGTGCGCGCACCCGCCTCGCGGTCCTCGGTCCGGGTGTCTGCTCCGGTGGCGAGCGAGACTGCCCGGCAGATGGCCGGCACGTGCTCGTGGGGCACCCGGCGCGAGAGGAGCGCGCCCGCCAGGGCCATGAAGAGGGTGTGCCACTCGCTGGAGACGCGCCGCACCGCCTCCGCGATGGGCGGGATCCGGGGCCGCCAGGCCTCGGGCAGCTCCGTGCTCCAGTCGACCGGGGCGATGGGCCTGGGCACCGTGGCGGGCCCGCCAGACGGGACGGGCGCAGGGAGGGCGATGGGCTCCAGCGAGATCGGCCGCATCCGCTCCAAGCGCATGAGGGGGCTGCGGTAGGGGAAGCCATCTCTGCGGACGTTCGGGAGCCGGAAGTGCCGAGTCCAATCGCGGCAGGCCCAGTCGACGGGGATGCCCGCCCGCTCGAGCTGGAGCAGCCAGCGCTTCAGGTACGGCTCGACCTCCCGCGCGGGGATGGGCTGCTCGATGGGCTGGACGATCCGGCGGCCGTGCTCGGTGTGGTAGATGCCCGCGGTCTGGAGCACCCCGAGCGAGTCGTACTGCGCGAGGGCCGCGTCGAGCAGCTCGCGATTCCAGTTGCTGTGCTGGGGGTTGTCGACGTCGCAGAAGAAGACGCCGACCTCCACCTGTCCCTCGAAGTGAGGAAGCCCTGTCTTCTTGATCCGGTGCTGGCGGACCGCGCCCTCGACCACGTAGGCGACCAGGTGGGCGTCGGTCGAGTAGACCTTCGTCAGCGCGGTGTGGAGATCGAGCACCTCGTAGGCAAGCGGGACCTTCCGGCCAGTGCCGTCGAAGCCCTTCGCAAACTTGTTGGGCGCGACGGCGACGAGCGTCATGGCCGGGCTCGACGCTCGAACTGGTCCCAGGTGAGCGTCCCGCCGTGGCGCAGTGCCTCGCGCAGGACGGTTTGCACCCCGTGGACGGTGATCTGGGTCGGCGCGGCGGAGACCTCGACCAGCTGCCCTTCCGCCTCGTGGGGAACAGCGGTCTCCGGGAGTTCGGCGCCGCACTCGGGGCAGAGGTTCGTCCCCGGCGGCAGGACCGCGAAGCAGCTGGGGCAGAGCTTGGTGGTCGGAACCACCAGCGCCTTCTTCAGCCGCTTCTTCTTGGCGCCCTCGAGCGAGAACTCCCGATCGTCCTGGGGCAGCCCGTGCTCCAGGGCGCAGCCCCCGTGGTCGAGGATGATGGCGCGCACGCCCTCCCACGGCCGCAGGATGCGCCCGGCCTGCTGAAGGTAGAGACCGGGCGCCTTCGTCGGGCGCGCCAGGACCGCGCACTTCACCGAGGGCTGGTCCCAGCCTTCCGCCAGGCAGGAGCAATTTGAGACGACCTGCGTGGTCCCCGCCTCGAGGCGAGCAAGGATTGCGTCCCGCTCGGGGAGGGGCGTCGTTCCGTCAAGGTGCTCGGCCGCGACGCCCGCCTGCCGGAACCGCTCGGCGATGTGCTGGGAGTGCGCGATGGACACAGCGAAGACCACCGTGCGCAGGCCGGAGGCGTGCTGGAGCCAGTGGTCGACGATGTTCCCGACGAGCGCCTGGCGGTCCACGGCGTCGGCGAGTTGCGCCTCGTCATAGTCGCCACCCGTCACCCGGACGTCGGACAGGTCGGGCAGAGCCTCGGTCGGGACCGTGAAGACCCGTGGCTCGACGAGGAAGCCCTGGGCGATGAGCTCGCGGGGGGAGGCCACCACGACCAGTTCGTCGTAGGCGTCTTTGAGGCCCTGCCCGTCGGCGCGATAGGGAGTCGCTGTGAGCCCCAGGTGGACCGCGGCCGGGTACTCCGCCGCGATCCTCCGGTACGACTTCGCGCATGCGCGGTGGGCCTCGTCGACGAAGACCAGCTCCGCGGGGGGCTTGGCGCGGTTGCGGAGGGTGTCGATGCTCGCGACCTGGACGGCTGCCGCTGGCCGACGCCGGGGGTCCGAGGCCATGAGTACGCCGACATGGTCCTCGGGGAGCCCCTGATCGAGGAGCTTCCGGTAGGCCTGGTTCACCAGCTCGCGGCGGTGGGCGAGGAAGAGCACGCGGGAGCCGCGTGCGACGGCGCTCGCGATGATGTGGCTGGCGATCAGGGTTTTTCCGCCGCCCGTGGCCAGGACGAGCAGGACGCGACGCGACCCCGCTCGAACCCGGGCGCGAACGCGGTCGATGGCATCCAGCTGGTAGGGGCGGAGGCACACACCTCTCGCGCAGCCCGTGGGGCTGGTCGTCCCGGACATGGCTGTCTCCTGGTGATCGCCTCCGGCCGGCGCCTGCTCAGCCGACCGGAGGGCTCGTGGTCCCGGGCGCTAGCGCTGGCGCGCGCTCCACCACTCGCGCAGCAGGTCGAGGAAGTCCTCGAGGTACATCGCGGCGACCGCGCGCTGGTTGTCGTCCTTGCAGACCGCGAGCAGCCACTTCGGCTGCCGGCACGCCTCCTGGGCCTGGGCGAGCGCGGCGCGGATGTTCGTCCGCCGCCCGCGCTTGCACTCGACCCAGAAGGCCGGCACCTCGACGTCGGGGACCTCGGCGCCGCTGCGGTACTGGATCCCGCGGCGCGAGTTCTCGGGCCCGAAGACCTCGCCGAGCACGCGCGCCATCTCGCGCTCGAAGTCGTGCCCCTTCCGCCTGCACCCGGCGCCGTTCATTGCACGCTCCGGCCACCGAAGACGTCGGCGTTCCCCGGGGCGTGCAGCAGGCGCAGGAAGACCCGGTAGGTCCGCACGACGTCGGCCATGGCGTGGTGCTCGCCCCTGTTCGAGATGCCGTAGTGCTCGCAGATGTCCCGGAGCGCGAGCGACCTCACGAAGCCCAGGCGGAGCAGCGGCCACGCGAGGGACGCGGTGTCGAGCAGGTGGTGCCCGACGTTCGGCCGGCGCACGCCGAGCCGGCGGAACGCCGCCGACAGGAACGCCCAGTCGAAGGCGGGGTTGTGCCCGGCGATGAGGCAGCCCTCGAGGAACCGCGCCAGCAGCTCCAGCACATCCGCGAGCTCCGGCGCGTCGGGCCAGTCCTCGGAGCGGAAGCCGTTGAGCTCGGCCGCCCGCGGATCGACGTCCACGCCCGCGGGGACCGCGATCTTGGTCTCGAACCAGCCCTCGATCGCGAAGCTGGTCGGGTCGACCCGCATCGCCGCGACCTCGATGATGCTATCGCGCTGCGGGTCGAGCCCGGTGGTCTCGAGGTCGAGGAACACGATTGGCCGCAGGGTCGGCGGCGCCTCGACGGCGGGGGCGGGGCTGAACGGGCACTTCAGAACGATGGCGGTCGTGGTCACGGCGACACCTCCGTCTTGCGCTCGGCGTGGGCGGCGAAGCGCGGCGAGTAGGACTTCTCGGCGACAGCGTCGAGGCGGGCCTTGAGCATCTTCACGTCGGCCGGGAGGAGGTCCTTGGCGGCCTCCTTCAGCAGGCGCTCGACACCGGCCTTGTCGACGACGAGCAGGCGCCGCGCGAGGTCCTCCATCGACGCGCCGAGCACCTCGTTGAGGACCAGCAGGGTGGCGTCCGCGGGGTAGCTGACCTGGGTGGTCTTGCTGAGCCCGTAGACCATCCCGCCGAGCTTCAGCTCCCCGACGTTCTCGATCTGCTTCTTGAGGATCCGCTCCAGCGCCTCCTTGCGGGCGTAGAGCGCCTTGGCGAGCTTGGCGACCTCCTCACGCTCGCGGGCCACGGCCTCGAGGTCCTTCTCGTCTTGGCAGAGGTTCTCGACCTTCCCGAGCAGGGCCCGGTGGTAGACGGGGCCACTGCGCCCGGTGGTCGCACCAGGTGCAGTTCTCGTTGAGCCGCGCCTCGTACTCGCCGGCCTGCTCGCTGGCGCGGCCGAGCATGGCGACGTAGCGGCGGGCGGCGGCCAGGTCCTCGTCGCTGCGCGCGGTCTCCATCCGGAAGCCGTGGCGCAGCAGGTAGAACCCGAGACGAACCTTCTTGGCCCAGGGCCACAGGACGCGGGCGGCCATCGCGTAGATCGACAGCTGCAGGTCCTGGTCGACCTCGTCGCGGGTGAAGATCGCCCGGTTGGACTTGTAGTCGGTGATGAGGACCGTCTCGTCGTCGAGTCGGTCGGCGCGGTCGATGAACCCGCGCACCTCGAACCCGTCGACCTCGATCCGGAACTCCTGCTCGATGCCGAGGACGGTCGTGTAGTCGACCAGGGCGTGCTCGCAGGCGTAGTCCCGCAGGATCTTCACGCCCTCCTGGAAGCTCGCGAAGTCGAAGAGGCTGGCCTTCGCCCACTCCTCCTCGAAGAACGCGATGAGCCGGTCCTCCGGGAACCGGCCGACGAGCTTCAGCTCGACGATCAGCCGGTAGACGCGCTCGAGCGCCGCGTGGAGGACCGAGCCGAAGGTGGTCGCGGGGTTGAACACCGCGGGCTCGCCGCGGATGTAGTGCAGCTCGAAGCTCTTCGGGCACTGCGCGAAGCGCTTCAGGCGGGAGGCGGAGAGGTACTCGTTCTTGAACGTCATGGCTTCCTCGGAGGACGAAGGCGGGGGAACAGGCCGAGCTGGACGGAGGCGGGCTGCGGTGGAGCGGGCGGGGGCGAGGTGGCGCGCAGCTGCGTCAGGTGCTCGCGCGCCGCGACGAGCGGGTCGCGCCCGTACCCGTTGGCCCGCAGCCACACGACGCACATGAACTCGTCGGGGCGCAGGCACGGGCCGTCGGCGTAGTGGACGCAGCGCCGTCCCTCTCCGGGCACGTACTTCGCGCAGGCGATTTCGGGCAAAGCCATGGCGACTCCGGGCGCGGAGGGCGTGAGGGTTGGCGCTGCTGGGGGCCGCAGCCCCTCCCGCGGCGCGCGCGGGAGGGGTCACGGGGACGAGCGGTCAGGCGAACGGGTCGACCTCGACCGCCTTCGGCTTGAACTCGGCCTCGAGGACGTCGAGCACGTCGATCGCCATCTGCATCTGCGCCGCGGGGATCTCGCGGATGCGGGTCACGCCGAGCTTCTTGCAGAAGCGCTCGACCGCCTGCTTCGGCAGCGACTTGAGGACCACGGAGATCGACTGCACCGTCTTGTCGTCGATCGGCTCCGCCGCCGGCTTGGCGCCGTCCCCGCCCTGGTACACGGCGGCGAGGTCGTGGAGCGCCAGCGCCTTGAACTCGGCCTGCTGCGCCGGGGAGAGCTGGTGCTCGGGGAGGATCGAGTAGGTGGTCTTCGGGTCCTTCGCCGCGCCGTTGCGGCGGATCTCGAAGGCCCACTTCTCCAGGCCGTACTTCTCGCGGACCTGCATCAGGTCCTTGAAGAAGACGACGCCCTGCTCCAGCACCTTGACCTCCTTGGTGTCGAAGAGCGCCACGTTGAAGGCCACCCGCAGCGACGGCTTGAAACCCTCGGCCTTCAGCTTCTCGTCGAAGGGCATGTACTTGCCCTCGGCGAAGCACACCTCGCGGGGGAAGGGGTCGCCCAGGATGACGACCACGACCTTGTCGCCGTCGTTGGCCAGCTTCAGCCAGGTGCTGCCGCTCTGGTCGTGCTTCTTGGCGAGGTCCTCGGTCTGCTGCCACGCGCTCGTCGTCGTCATGGTGTTGCTCCTTTCGGGGTGCTGCGGCTGGGGTGAATCGGAATTTGAGGGCCCATAGAAAGAACGCGGTGTTTCCGCGCAAAACCGGACAAGAAATCGACGCGTCACTGCTGAATTTCGGCGCGGAGCTTCCCGATCGCCCGGTGGTAGCGACGCTGCGCGAGGTCGTGCGAGAGGCCGAGCTTGTCGCCCATGCCGGCCTGGCTCTCGCCGAAGACCGCCACGCCCACGACCAGGTTCGCGTCCTCCTCGCCGAGGACCCGCTCGACCCACCGGTGGACCGCCTCCACCTCCGCCGCCACCGAGAGCCCGGTCGCCGGGGGCTCCACCCGGTTCGGCACCTTCGACAGGTCGGCCTCGAAGACCAGGGGCCCCGTCGCCTTGCGGTCCCACCGCAGCTGCTCGCCGAGGTTGCGCTCGGTGTTCCGGGCCAGCGTCGCCGCGACGCGGGAGATGCGGCTCAGGTCCGCCCGCGAGATCGCCGTCAGGAACCACTCGCTGATCTCGGAAACCAGCTCCTCGGGCTCGTTTTCGAAGTCCTTCTCCTTCGAGCGGTAGAGCGCGGTGAGCACCGGCCAGAGGCCGAGCCACAGGAGTGTCGAGGCAGTGCCGCACCCTGCGCCGCGGGCCTGGACGATCCCCACGAGCGCCGCGTAGAGGGCGTCCTTCTCATTGAGGTTGCCGGTCCGGTCCTCCAGGTACGTGAGGACCGCCGCCGGGTCCGCGAAGCGCTGCAGCTGCGGGATGGTCGTCTGCAGGATCGCGAACTCGCGGAGCGCCTGCGGGGTCCGGCTGGACCGCATGAACTGCCCGTGGAGCTGCTTCCAGTGGTTCTGCGCGCCCTTCTTCGGGCTCGACGCCTTGCGCCTGCTGGTCATCGGCTTCTCCCCGAGACGCTTGGCCGACGACATGCCGGCTGTTCTCGCCTCTGCAGGAAAACGTCTCGTTCAGTCGTTTTGGGGACATCGGGACGACCTGGATTCCGTCGTCGGCGAGGCGAAAAGCGGCACGAATCCGGGCGATTGCGCGCTGGTGCCTTTTCTTCGCGGCCTCGCGGCTGAGCCCGAGTTCCCCGGCGAGCTCGCCGAGCTTTCGGTCGAACAGGCCGACGCCGAGGACGAGCGCGCGGTCGGCCTGGACGACCTGCGCCTTCCGGAGCATCGGGGTGACCGACTTGGCTGCGGCCTTCAGCTCGTCGTCGTCGAAGGTCCGCTGCGCCACGCTGGCGAGGTCGGCCAGGGTGAGCCGGGGCTCGTCCGCGTGTGGGTCGACGGAGCCCACCTCCTCGACGAACGGCTCGACCGCCGCCGCGAGCTGCTCCTGGGCGACGCCAGCACGCAGGTCACGGCAACGGGCCCGCCGCAGCGACGCCATCGTGTCGCCCTCGAGGTTCGCGGCGACGCGGCTGCGGCGACGGGCCGTCGGGTACCGCTCCACCGCCTCGGCGAAGGCCCCGACGACCTGGCCCCAGACGTCGTCGAAGTCCTCCCCGCGGCGCAGGCGCGCCCGGTAGATCCGATCGAGCGCCGGGAACAGGGCGGCCAGCAGGAGGGAGAAGGCGCCGCCCTTGCGCTCCTCCAGGAGGGCGAGCAGCACCGCGTCCTTGCGGTCCCTGTCGGCCGCGGGATCGCGCAGCAGCGCGAGCAGGCCGTCGACTCCGACGACTCCGCGCAGCTCGAGGCGGCGCTCCTGGAGGAGGGTGAGGTGCTGGTTCTGCTTGCTGCGCTCTGCGCTCGACTCGAGCGCACGACGGGCCTCGTCCCTGAAGGACACGGGGGCCTCCGGCAGCCCGGACCCGCACGACCTTTCGGTCGAGGGGTTCGGGCCACGGGGGCCACGCGGAGCTCGTTAGGGTTGTCGGTGTGAGGCCGGGAGAGCCGCTACAGGCGGATCTTGACCAGCCGCGACTTCTTCTTCGGGCATGCGACCTGAAGGATCGCGCCGCTGCCGAAGGCCTCGGCGGGCACGTCGATCAGGATCGCGAGCAGCTTGCCCCTCTCGGAGCAGGCGCAGTCGCGGATGGGGCAACGCACTTCCACGGTTCGCTTCGTCTCGAATTGCGCCCCCGTCACGGTGAGCGCCACATGCTTCAAGGTCGTCATCGACTTCTCCCCTCTGTCGTGAATCGACGCCGACAGACTACGACCCAGGTCCGTAAGAACCGGTCACAGGTGGAAGTGGGCGAAACCGCTACGCTTTCGGCAGGGCAGAGGGGAATCGACCGCACCTGCGAAAGAAGCTGAGGGCCTTCGCGGGGTTGTCAGGGTTTGCTACATATGACAGCTTTAGTCCTATGCCAAAACTCGGCGTGAGGACGGTCACATCCCGGAAGGACGAGGCCCGCTACGAGCCCGCGCGCCGCCTGCAAGAGGTGCGGACGATGCTCAACTCCGCGGACGGCGTCTCCGTCTACGACATCGCGGAGCGGCTCGACATCTGCGTGCGCACCGCGCTCCGCTACCTGCAGGCGCTCGAGGCGGCGGGGGAGCCGCTGACCGAGGAGATGGACGGCAAGCGCAAGCTCTGGAAGCTGATCCCGAACGCGCGGCACGAGGCGATCTCGTTCACGACGACCCAGATGCTCGCGCTCTCGCTCTCGCGGCGGGTCTTCGACTTCCTGGCGGGCACCGGCATCAAGGACGACCTCGACGACGTGTTCGCGAAGGTCGAGGCGACCCTCAAGCGCCGGGACTTCCTCCACGCGAAGAACCTCGACCGGAAGCTCTTCGACATCAACGAGGCGCCGCACGTCTACGAGGGCCGCAACGACCACGTGAACGACATCATGACCGCGCTCATCAACGAGGAGCGCCTACGCGTCACGCACGGCAGCGTCGCCAAGTGGGGCAAGACGTTCGTGGTCGAGCCCTACACCCTCATCGTCTACAAGAAGGGCCTCTACCTCGCGGGCTTCAGCCACTACCACCAGGCCATCCGGACCTTCTCCCTCGATGGATTCCGGGAGGTCGACCGCAAGAAGGGCGACAAGTTCGAGTACCCCGCCGACTACCATCCGGCCCAGCTCTCGCAGGGCGCGTTCGGCATCATCGGAGGGCAGCTCACGCACGTGCGCATCCGCTTCGACCACGACGTCGCGCGCTTCGTGCGCCGGCGCCGGTGGCACCCGACCCAGCAGCTCAAGCAGGTGGGCCACGGCGACCTTGAGCTGACCATGGAGGTCAACGGCACGACCGAGGTCTTCAACTGGGTCATGGAGTGGGCCGACAAGGCCGAGGTGCTGGAGCCCGAGAGACTGCGTGACGAGGTCGCGACGGCGCTCGCCCGGGCGGCCGCCCGATACCACTCCAAGCCCGCGAACTGACGTCCCGCCCGCGGAAATCGCACAGGCGAACGGGGACCGTTGTCCGGTTTCGCGAAAAAACACCGCGTTCTTCTATTGGGTCACCAAGGAGGACGCCGTGCCCGATCTGCCTGCAGCACCAGCCGGGACCACCGACGCGCACGCGCCGCCCAGGCCGCCGCCGACCATGGAGAGCCGGCGCGACGTCGTCATCGAGATCCTCGCCACCGCCATGCTCGACCTGCTCCTCGCCGAGGCGGCGGGACAGGACGGCCGAGGTGCGCATGCGCTCTCAAGTCGTTGAATTCGCTGCGGTTAACGCCTTGCCTTCACGGAGAGCCCACGCCGTCATGCCCGGCGACGGCGGATTGGACCGCCGCACTGACGGAGGTTCGCTGATGGGCAAGGTGAACGTGAAGCGCGACCGGGCGACGGCCGCGGGCATCGCCGAGCAGCTCGCGGCGCTGGACTCGATGTCGATGGGGGACCTGGTCGAGAAGTACCGCGAGGTGTTCGGGGTGCCGACCCGCACGCGGAACAAGCCCTACCTGCGCAAGAAGGTCGGCTGGCGCATCCAGGAACTGGCGGAGGGCGGGCTCTCGCCGCGGGCCCTCGCGAAGATCGAGGAGCTTGCACCGCTGGCCCCGGTGCGCTGGCGCACGCCGCTGAGCGAGGCCAAGGACGCCATCTCGCTCCTCGCCATCCCGCAGGCGAAGGTGCGCGACCCCCGCCTGCCGCCGGTTGGCTCGGTGGTCGTGCGGCGCTTCCAAGGCGTCGAGCACCGCGCCACGGTCCTCGAGGACGGCTTCGAGTACCAGGGGCAGCGCTACGACAGCCTCTCGCCGATCGCCCGCCTGATCTCGGGGACGAGGTGGAACGGGTACCTCTTCTTCGGTCTCCAACGCCGCACCCGCGTCGAGGAGGCAGCGCAATGACCGCTCGTCAGAAGGCGGCGCCCGCCGCGACTACCCCGGTGAGGCGCTGCGCCATCTACACCCGCAAGTCGACCTCGGTCGGGCTCGAGATGGACTTCAACTCCCTCGACGCCCAGCGCGAGTCCTGCGAGCGGTACATCGCCAACCAGGCCTGCCTCGGTTGGAAGCTGCTGCCCGACCACTACGACGACGGCGGGTTCACCGGCGCCAACCTCGAGCGACCTGCGTTCCAGCAGCTGATGCGGGATGTCGAGGCCGGGAAGATCGACGTAGTGGTCGTCTACAAGGTCGATCGCCTGTCGCGCTCGTTGCTCGATTTCGCGAAAGTCATGGAGCGCTTCAGCAACGGCGGCGCCGCGTTCGTCAGCGTCACCCAGAACTTCTCGACCGCCGACGCGATGGGCCGGCTCACTCTCAATCTTTTGATGAGTTTTGCTGAATTTGAGCGCGAGATGATCGCCGAGCGGACGCGCGACAAGATCGCCGGCGCTCGGCGGAAGGGGAAGTGGACGGGCGGGCCTGCGCCCCTGGGGTACGACGTCGTGGACCGCAAGCTGGTGGTCAACGCCGCCGAGGCGGACCTCGTGCGCCGCATCTTCGACCTCTACCTCGCGAAGCGCTCCGCGGTCGCCGTCGCGCACGCCCTCAACGCCGAGAGCCGGACCACCAAGCACCAGGTCACCAAGGAGGGGAAGAGCCGGGGAGCCCGCCCGTGGGACAAGAACGCGGTGCTGCACGCGCTGCGAAGCCCGATCCCCGCGGGGCTGGTGCCCTGCGGCAAAGAGGTCTTCGCGGGCGAGCACAAGGCCATCGTCGACCGGGGCGCCTACGAGCGAGTGCAGGCGCTGCTGAAGGAGGGCTCCAAGCCGCAGCACCGCTGGGGCCGAAACCCCGACTACATCCTCACCGGGCTGCTGCGCTGCGCGCGGTGCAACGCCGCCTTCACGCCCGCGTCCACGCGCAAGGCCAACCGCACCTATCGTTACTATCGGTGCTCGACGCGGGACAAGCAGGGCATCGATGCCTGCGAGTCGTCGCCATTGCCGGCGGCGGCCATCGAGGAGTTCGTGGTCGAGCGGGTCCGCGAGGCGCTGGCGGACGGGAAGCTCGCCAAGGAGGTCACCGAGAACGCGCGAGCCGCCGTGGCGAAGCAGCGCGACGCGCTCCAGAAAGAGCGCCAGCGGCTGCCGACCGACATCGCGGCGCTCTCCACCGAGGGGAAGCGCCTCGTGGAGACGGCCAGCAGCGTGACCGGCACGGGGCGCCGCCTGCTCGACGCCAAGCTGCAGGAGAAGGGTGACCAGCTCGGCCGGCTCGAACGGCGCCTCGTCGAGGTGCAGCGCAGGCTCGCGTTGCTCGACCAGATCGAGCTCGAGGCCTCCTGGGTCACCTCCTGCCTCACGAAGTTCGACAAGGTCTGGGAGACGCTCAGCGCCGAGAACCGGGGGCGGCTGGTGCGCGCGGTCATCTCGCGCGTGGAGGTGGACGAGCCCAAGAACGACGTCCAGACCTACCTGGCAGACCTGGCCACCAGCCTCGACGATCTCGTCGGCGGGGCAGAGGAGGCGGCGTGAGCGACCGACCGACCACCAAGCCAGCCGCGGAGCGCGTCATCTCCGGCACGCTCCACCGGGTGCGCCGCAGCCACGAGAAGAAGTTCACGGAGCAGCCGCCCGAGACGCACGAGCCCGTGCGCAGGCCGGCCCGCGTGGCGATCGCGCTGGCGCTTGCCCACAAGGTCGAGGAGGCCATCCAGCGGGGCGTGGCGCGCGACCGCGCCGAGGTGGCACGGCGGCTCGGGCTCACGCGGGCGAAGATCACTCATCTTCTCGACCTCACCTTGTTGGCGCCGGACATCCAGGCCGCCGTACTAGAGCTCCGATCGGTGGACGGCGTGGAGCCCTGCGGCGAGCGATTCCTCCGTGCAGTAGGTCACGCAGCCTCCTGGCAACTCCAGCGGGCAGCCTGGGCAGTTGACGGCCCGCAGCGCAGCGAGGTCGCGCGAGGCCTAACCCATTAGAGTTACACTGGGTTTTCACCGCGCCATCCCTCGCGGGTGCCTCGCGACAAGCGGAAGACGAACGTCGGCCCCATCTGCTATCGTGTGCCGAAATCTGAGCTTCACGCCATGACCCTCCAGCCTGTCGCCCGCAATCGAGCCCGGTCAGCGTTACCTAGGGCTCAGAAGAAGATGGGCCAAGGGATCGCGGTGCGCGGAAGCCTTGCAAGGAGCCCATGGTGAACTGGTCCAAGCTACTTTCCGCAGAGCGCTTCCGGCCGTCGTCGCCCCCCTCCCAAGGTGATGAGGCGAACGCGTTCCATTCCGACTATTACCGGGTCGTTTTCTCGTCCGCGTTCAGGCGCCTTCAGGACAAGACCCAAGTCAGTCCTCTCGCAGCCAGTGATTTTGTGCGGCGGCGGCTCACTCACTCGCTCGAAGTCGCAACAGTCGGTGAGCGCATGGGTCGAGTCATCGCAGTCAAGCTCAGCAATCGCATCAGCGGCGTGCCGCCTGACCAGATCGGGAAGACCGTGGCGACAGCCTGCCTTCTCCACGACATTGGCAATCCGCCTTTTGGTCACGAGGGCGAGATCGCTATTCGTGCCTGGGCTGACACAAGGGCTCCCAAATTCCACGACTACTGCGCGTTTGACGGCAATGCGCACGGCTTCCGTATTGCAGCTCGGCTCAGTCACTACGGGCAATCACACGGCCTCAATCTTACTGCCGCTACGCTTGCGAGCATCGTCAAGTACCCAACCGGCGCCGCCACGCTAGAAGACGCATCCACGACCAAACGCACACTGATCAAGAAGCGTGGCAAGTATGGATACTTTGAGAGCGAGAAGAAGCTATTCGAGACTCTCTGGCAACGAGTAGACCTCCCACTCGGCCGAAGACACCCCCTTTCCTTCGTCATGGAAGCAGCGGACGATATAGTCAATCGCCTGGTAGATCTAGAGGACGGGATCAAGCTTGGACTGATCAGCTACGACATCGTTCGCGATTGTCTCGTTACGGCTGCCAAGGTCGACTTCAGGGCCGAGAAGCTTCTAAACGAACTCGACGCGCGGTATGGAGAAATCACGAAACGCTTCGGAGCCTCGCTAACACCAGGAGCCAAGAAGAACGCTCAGCAACTCGCGTTCCAACACTTCCGAACGGTCGCCACTGCTGCATTCTCCGCCTCGGCCCAGGAAGCCTTCGTCAAGCGCATAGACGATATCGAAGCCGGCAAGTTTACCGGCGAACTGCTGCCTGCATCCGACTTTGGTTCGCTCTACGAGGCGCTGCGCAAGATAGAATACGCCAACATTTTTGGCGACCAATCGATCGTTCGGGTAGAAGCAGGCGGAAAAGAGGCTTTGCGCGGACTGCTCGACATCTTCTACAAGGCGGTCGGCAACGATCCCGACTTCGAAAAGCTTGGCGGTCCCGTCGAGCAAGCGTACGTCTTTGAAGGCGAGCCTCGACTTGATGATGAGTATGTCAAGATTCAACGGGTCGTTGACTATGTTGCTGGCATGACCGATCGATTCGCCATCACCCTTTACCAACAGCTATCTGGAATGTCGCTGTGACGACGCGTCAAACAGTCGCCGATATTGTTGCTACGGAACTCGACGTGCTGCGTCGAGCCAACGACTACTTCTCCTACCTTATCTTGAAAATGGAGAACCAAGCTGTCTGGGCGGTTGTCGGCGGAGCCCCACGAACCTGGATATTGTCCCCGGGCACGCAACCTCGAGACATAGACATTGTCGTAAATACGTCGCCCCAGGCACTGGAGGCGATCATCAAGCATCTAGCAGACGCAGCTTCTGATGGGGTCTCTATTGGGCGCACGAGTCTTGGCGGCTACAGACTTGCTCTTGCGAACCTCAAAGTTGACGTTTGGCCACTTCGCCAGACATACGGCATCGCGACTGGCCTAGTTAGCGACTCGAATGCATTTCGTGGAGTGGCCTCGGCCGCAGCAATCTCTATTGATTCGCTTGTGGTAACGTCAAAGTCAGCGGTCTACGATCGGGGTTTTTTTGATACGATTGCTTCCGGGGAACTGCGGTTGATTCGCGACGGTCCGATCGTAAATGCAGAAAGAATCGCGCGCAAGTCCGCGGCTTTGTGCTCCAGGCATAAACTTGTTCCAGACATTCCGTTGAAAGCCCTCATCAATACATATCTCAAGCGTGAGCCTGGCGTGGCCGCGTACGATCCAGCTTCTTCTTTCAGTTGGGGAGCGACGCCTCACCAGTTGCCGCTCCCATTCTGCAGCAGATCTGGCGGATGCACGTAGCTTGTATCGCGCGTCATTGTTGCCGGGACCCCTCGGCTGCTCCAGCACCACCGATAATCCCTCTGAACCTGGCTCTGTGCTTGGGCGATACTTGCATCCGCGCTACCCGCAAGGCTGCGAGGTAGCGAACCGCCCGTCCCTGAGAAGCGCTTGCACTTCGTCCCTGCGGAGGATGTCCACGGTCGAAAGCAACGTAGTCGCGCTCACACTCAACTGAGGAGTCCCGCCCAAGATTCAAGGTACTCCCCACCAGCGGCACTTCCCGGGAAGGCGGCGTGGGAAGCCCGAAGTTCCGTAGCGATATCCTTCGCACTAGCTTCGGATATCTGGCGCAATTCGGCGTCACGAGTCGTGAGGAAGTGATACTCGCTCCGGCCGCGCTGTAGCATCTGGTCGAAGTGCTTGAGATTCCTCCCGAATACGTCTTTGCAGATATTGCACCCACAGAAAAGGGCGCTATTCGCCTGCAGCAGACCACGCGCTTGCTCAAATTCGAACGCTCGGTGTAGCCGGGGAATGTAGTAGCGCGGAACAGGCGGCCCACCTCCGTAGGCGAAGGCACTCTTGGACGCCCCGTACCCCAATCCGCACGAAAACCCACGCAGGCCATTTCGCCCGAGTAGCGCAGTGAAGAAGCCCCCGTAGAGCTTCGTCACTCTTTGTCCCGAGTCCGACAAGTCCTGAACCAAGCGCGAAAGGCCCTTCAAACTCTCTGGCGTCTGGAGCTCCTCCTTGAAATTGTCAGGCCACAGGAGGTAGCCGTCGGCCTTCTCCGCCTGATAGCGACGAACGATTCCTGCTACCACTCCTGGGACGCTGAGAAGCTGAGAGCGAAATAGCAGAATCGGGTAGATAAGCTCGCCCTTCTTGCGCAGGTCGATGGCGTGGCGAAGTAGTGCCACATTCACTGCAAGCCATGGATCGTCCAAACTCTTAACGAAGAAGTACGGTGGCACGAGCACTCGCTGGGGAGGGCGAGCAGCATCCTGGGCGTCGTCCTCGTCCCAGATCGAGTATTTGTCGTAGTACGGCTCGGGAAACAACCCGAGTTGGCCTCGAAACTTGGCCCGCTGGTATTCGAGCACTTGAGAAACTGCCCTGCGCGCCACCACCTCACTACTGAAATCCGACGGCGTCAGACTGCGGCGCCCTGCTGCGTCCGAAAACGGTGCCCCGTAGGCGAGCACGAGTTCCGCAATGGACTTCCGGACCACAGGAGGGTCCTTCTGAACATCGAGGAGACGCCGATGCGCCTGAGCGAAAACGTAGGTTTCGGGATCTACGAGCCAAGGCTTCCTCGACTCGCGGATTACGGATGTGATCGTGCCTGGCAGTTGCACCCGGACGTGGTACCCCTGAAAGAGGCCGCTTCCATGCATTAGCACTTGCGCGTCCTGTCCTCGCGGGCGCAGGAGCATTACAGGGCTGTGGCCCTTGGTCGGGGTCAGTTGGCCATCCATTTCTTGCCTCCTACTTCTTCTTGGGGGGATGGCCCTTGCCAAGGACTTCGTCGCGAATGAGGGACTCGGTCGTGTATTCCGGGTAGGTTTCGTATACGTGGCGAACCAAGTCATCGAGCGACAGCCTTCCGTATTTCAGCGCAAGCACCTTTAGTTCGCCCACAAGACCCGGTGCCGATGCCTCTGCTCGGGCGAGAGCCTCCGCATACTTCTTGCCTTTCGGGGTCAGTCGGTACACCGCGTCGACGTGGCGCTTACCTGGAATTAAATCTAGCGGCGCGCGTGCGTCAACCAGTCCATGCTGCGCGAGCGCTTCAACATCTCGAAAGATCTCATCGTCGAAGGGGCCGTAGTTATAGGCAAAGTGTCTGAAGAAATCGGGGACCACTCGTGTAGCGTTGGTCTCTTTGCCAGTGAGGAAAAGGAGCTTGACGAGCCTGGTCCTGCCGAACACATCGCCAACGGCACGCAGAAGCAGCAGGAGGACGTCCGAGCGCTGGGTGACTGGCACCTTTGCGGTCCCTGCCTCCATCGCGGCTCGAAGGGCTCGTCGCTCAGCCGCCGCAGCAACCTTCTTCTGCACTGCGTCGTAGGAAGCCTCATCGTTTCCGATTGGCCGACACTCCGCCGCAGCGCCTGCGAATTGAACCGCGGTCTTCAGGAGAGGGCGAAGCACCTCCGCCAAGTCAGAATACTGTTCGAGATACTGCTCGACGTCAGGGGCTGTCCCTGCGCTAAGCAAGTCGACAAATGCGGAGACGGCACTAGCCAGGCGTTCCTCAGTGAGGTGGCTATTATCGGTCATTGATCGCCGCCTCCTTCTTCTTTCGGGTCCAGCTTTCCGCCTTCTTCGCTAGGTTCTGTAGGCCACGAAGAAGCGCCATCTTTACGGCGCCTTCGCTTTTTCCGAGCAGCGCGGCCGTTTCTGCGGTGCTCAGCCCGTCGATGAGCCGGTGAGTGACCACGTCCTGTTGCTCCTCGCTCACTTCGGCGAGCCACCGCCGGCACTGGTCACGCTCCTCCATTTGGAGGCAATGGCGGAGCGGTTCGGCGGGCTCGGAGGTCGATACGCTGTACGCCCCACCTGCTTCGGATGCGGCTACCGCAGCATCATGGTCGACCTCCTCCGCACTGTGGTGAGCCGCGCGGTAGTAGTCGATGGCGGCGTTTTGGCAGAGCTTGAGGAGCCAGGTCTTGAGTGAGCACCGACCGTCAAAGCCTTCGACGCTCTTGTAGGCGCGAACAAAGACGTTTTGCGCGATGTCGGCAGCATCGGCGGAGCTATTCCCCCGCGCCCCCTTGTACAGCGCGTGCCTGTACACAGCCTCGTAGTGCCGGTCCCACAGTTCGCGACGCGCGCTGTCGTCGCCCTGCTTCAACCGCCGCAGAAGATCGCCATCGCTCGCCGTCAACTCAGACCCCCGTATCCAGCGCGATTCACGATCACGATGAAGTAGGCGGTGGTGTCCCGAGTCGTGGGGAAAAGTGAAATGGCGCATTCTTCCGGTGGGCAACAACCGGCCGCTTGGAAGGCGGCCACCCGGAGGAACGCGCCATGGGGAAGACTACCAAGAAGGACATCAC